TGAAGGGCTTGGGGAAAATGTGGGTGTAGGTGTCCTGGCTGTTCTCGGCCTCTTTGACCGCAGCCTCATACTCTTCCTCGTCGATGACGGGCGCTTTGATTTCCTCGTTCATGTTATGCTCCTTTCATGAATTGGGCGGGAGACGGTTGCCTCCCGCCCGGTTGATGCTCACTTGCCCAGGGCCTTGCGGACGTCGGCGAGGTAATCCACGCCATCGACCACATAGATGAAGTTCATCGGGTCGATCTCGCGGACCTTCTGGCCGTTGATCCAGGTCGCCCAGTAGCGGACGGCGTACTCGCCGGTGCCGTTGGACGGAGAGGCCGGGGCGATGCTGCCCACGTTGTGGGTCTTGGGGATGACCACCATGACATGCTTCTCCGGCTGAGCGGTGATGTCGTTGTCAACGGGGTCCTCGTTCTGCTGCGCGACGCGCAGGTCGATGGTGTGGCGGCGCACCTCGCTCAGACGGACACTGGCGGGGGTGGTGGTGCGGAAGTTGAGCGTCAGGGTCATGGTGTCCACATGGCCCTTGATGATCGCCTCCACGTTGCCGGCGATGCCGGCGCCGTTGATGCTCTGGACGAGGTTGCTCAGAGTGGGCATGCCGACAGAGGCCATGCCCAGGTACTCGGTGCCGTCCTCGTAGATGGCAAAATTGATGTTGCTCTGATCCATGATTCATTGTCCTCCTTTACGCGGAAAGGGCGCTCTCCACATAGGAGGCGTCGTATTCCAGAACGAAGTCGATCTCCTGCGCGGGAGAAGGCGGGGTCAGATAGACGTGGAGGGTGATCTTCCCGGCCATGAGGTCGGTCAGCGGGTTCTCCGCATCCAGCATCTCCACGCGGGCGCCCAGCAGGTAGCCGCGGCCCACCAGACCGTTGAGCCAGATGTTGCAGCTGTCGAGGATGGTGTCGATCAGGCGGCGGTTCATGGGGTTGTCCAGCTTGCCCCAGAAGGTCTTGATCAGGCTGTTGCCCACCCAGTCGAACATCCGGGCGACGGGGATCAGGTAATCCTTCACATCGGTGTTGCTGGGATAGCAGCCCGTGACGTTGCCCCAGGCTTTCCAGCCGCCGATGAAGTTCAGGAAGGTGTTGATGCCCGCAGCGTTGAGGATGTTGGCCTGAGCCAGCGTGAGGATGATCTCGGTGCCCTCGCTGGTGCAGAGGCTGTCCATGCTGACCACCTTGTTGGACGGGCTCTCGTAGGGAACGCCGCTGTTGGCGGTGTCCGTCATGGCGATGCGCCCGGCCTCCAGCGTGGAGCCGTGGAAGATCATGCTGCCCAGCTTGCCGCAGGGCCAGCAGATGATCTCGGTCTCATCGAAGCTGCCGTTGTTCTTCGCGGTGACGGCCGCGGTGTAGGTGGCGTTGGTCACGCTGTCGATATCCACGATGGCGCGGCCCTTGAAGATGCCGTTGATCGCACCGGCCTTCGCAGCCATGGCGGCGGCGACGGTGGAGCTCTCGGAGAAGCCCGGGGCGACGATCAGGTCCGGGATGATGCCGAACATGGCCATGCAGAGATCGATCTTCTCGACCGCGGCGGCGGCGTCGGCAGCAGACGGGCGGGTCAGGTAGTAGGCGGTCACGTTGTCCGTGCCGGACGCGGGGGCGTTGACCAGGGTGACCTTGCCGGTGCTCTTGTCGTAGGAGGCGATCTCCACCTCAGCAGCGCCCACGGTGACCTTCTGGACGGTCTCCGGCTTGGCGGTGATGGTGAACTCCTTCAGGCTGCCAGTGCCGGAGAACTTCTGGTTGGCGATGGTCTCCGTGAGGGGCAGGAAGATCACCGGCTGCTGGGCGCACAGCTTGAAGTGCGAGTACATGAACTCGCTGATGCCGTAGTCGATCCAGTTGTCGGAATAGCCGAGCTGGTCTTCGGCCTCGGCGAAAGAGGTGGCCAGCACGGGGGTCAGCGCAGTCGCCGGATTGTCCGCGAGGGACAGGGGCGCGACGCCGATCACAAAGGGAATACCGGAAGTCGCCTGGTTGGGGGTGGCCACACCCGTCGCGGCTTCGGTAACAAAGACGCCATGATTTGCCATAGTAGGTATTCCTCCTTCTTACTTCTTCCGGAGAGCGCGGTACTTCTTGTACAGCTCCTCTCCGGGCGTCTTGACTTTGATGCGGTCCTCCGGCAGCGTGTTGCCGTCCACCACCAGATCGGCGATGCCGGGCTTCTTCTCCACGGCAAACGCCAGCTCGGGCAGCTTCAGGGCTTCATCCCTGCCAGCGGGGAAAATGGTCATCGTCTGGATTACGCCCGCCAGACTCGGGCCGAGATAGACGGAGAAGCCAGCGGTAGGCTTGTCCGCCTTGGGGGATTTCACAGCCATTGGCGTACCTCTCTTTCGATAGATGGCAGCTTCCAGTTGGTGACCATCTCGCCGACGAAATAGGGCGCCGTGTCATCGGGATAGACAAGGCACTCCACGCCGGCTTCCATGTCCAGCTGATAGCGGTTGCCGATGATAGTTGTGCGGAGCAGCGCGATCCGGATCCGCTCCATCAGATTCAGGAGCATCAGACCGCCTTCCTGCTCGTCATCCGAATACACGCAGCAGATGCTTCTCACGACGGCGCTGGCCTTGGGCTTCTGACCGGAGGGCTGCTCGTCCTTGGTGGTGATCAGCTGGTGCAGGACGTAGGGGGCCTTCTTGGTGGCCGAGGTGGAATCGGGCAGGCGCATGAGGTACACGTCGGCGGCGCGGTAGCTCTGCTCCTCGTCGCCCTTCTGCATGCGCACCGGCATGATGAGCTCACTGATCGCTGTCTCCGTAAAGGTTTTCAGCGCCTGCATGAACTCCACGCGCCCGGACGCAAAATCAATCTGTGCCATACTCAGCCTCCCCAGCCGTTGAGCAGACGGAGGATCTCATGCTCCGCTCTCTGCTCGAAGGTCTCCTGTATCGTCTTGTCCATCTGTTCGACCACCTTCTCGTTCTGCATCATGTGTCCGGTGGACGGGCCGAACTTCTGCTCCACGGGGAACCGGGGAGCGCCCACGCGCTCAAAGACGGCGATGGGGCCGTAGACCTTCGCGGCGAAGGCATGCTGGAGCGTTGCCGCTCCGCCGTTCCGCTTGACCTGGGTGGTGATGGCTCCGTCTCTGGAATAGCGGGTGTTGAAGCTCAGCAGCGGGAGGACGTTCCCGGCGAAGGAAATGCTCAACGACGCGACGCCGCCCATGCTGTTCCCTCCGGAGATCTGCGTCTTCTCCGTCACGTTGCTCATGAAGGTGGATTTGCTGATGGTATATTCTGCGGCGGCAAACTGCCCCGCCTTGGTCTTCGCGGTGTCCCCGGCGCGTTTCATGGCGTTGTACGCTGCCTTGTACGCTCCTCCGGGGATCCCCGCGAGAATCTTGTTGAGGCGCTGGATCGTTCCCTGGTTGGCCTCGTCGATGCTGATTCTCATTCGTCGATGCCCTCCAGCTCACAGCGGATCATGCCCATCTCCACGACGCTCTGCGCGACATAGAACTCCCGGAAGAAGCCCTTGCCGCCCTCCGCATCGTTGATCTTGATGCGGGTGCCTTTCTCCGGCTGATTGCCGCCGAGATCGGACAGGGCGCAGTGCAGGACGGAAGTGACGAGATAAAGGCCCTGGGCGTGGTCGCTCACGATCTGCCTGCGGTCCTTCTCCTTGAGCCCGGTCAGAACGATGGGGATATCCGTATAGGTCTCGCCGTCGTAGATGACCGTCCGCTTCTCAGCGAACTCTTCCAGGTTCAGAAACACGTCATGCACGTCGGCGGCGATCACGTCTTTCAGGCTCATACCTCCGGCACCTCCGCTCCCAGCTCAGGCGGCGCTTCGCCGTCGATGGAGTAGTATTCCATGATCAGCTTCACCAGAGCGGCCTTGTTCGCCTTCTTCGGCAAGTCAAGGCCAAGATCGGTGATGATAGCCTCCAGCTCCTTGTTGGTTTTGAGCATCAGCCCGTCCTCCGTGTAGGGGTCCGGGTAAGCGTCTCCGTCGCCCTCCACGACGGGGGCGTACTCAGCCGGGTCGATACCGGGCTCCGCCTCGGGATCGTCCTCAGGGGCGGTTATAACCGCTTCCTCGGCCGCTTCCACAAGCTCGGCGACACCGAGGGAAGCAAGGCGTTTCGCCTCGTCCTCCGGGACGTCGATCATAGAGCCGCTGAGCACCAGCTTCACGCCGCCGTTGGTGTGCAGGCCGTAGCCTCCGCTCTTGATGATGATCTTCATGGGAATGCTCCTTTCTGTCCTTCTGATCAGGAAACGGCGTTGCCGGCGTAGATGTACGGGCAGTACGCCTTGGGCGCGGCCAGAGGACGGGTCGCAAGACGGAGCTTGCGGGTGTCGTTGTCCTGGTCCACGACCAGCTTGGGCACGCGCTTCGCCACATAGGTGGTGTAGTCGGTGGAGCCGAAGTCGATCTGGGTGATCTGGCCATACATCAGGTGGCCGCAGGCGGGGGCGGTGACCATGGCGGACTTGGCCGGGAACATGGTGGCCTCCTGGTTGCTGTCATTGGTGTAGGTCTCATCGACGCAGAAGACGTTGAGACGGAAGCCGCCGAAGTTGAGCTGGCCCATGTAGACCACGCCCTCGTAGCCGGTCAGCTGCTCGTTAATGGCGCCGACAGTGATGTTGCTGGTGGTCTCCAGCATCTTGCGGAGCTCCGTGTCCTTCAGGAGAACTTCGGCAGCGTCGGTGCCGAGAACGAGGTCGGCAGCGGCCAAGCCACGCTTGGAGAGCATGCGGCACATGGCGATGACGTCGCCGCGCACGTTGCCGTTGGCGGTGTCCCACTCATAGCCGGAGGCGATGGTGTAGGTGTGGTCGGAGCTGATGTCGTAGAACTGGATGTACTCGACCTCGCCCTGGGTGGAGGCGTCAACATAGGTCTGCATGGTGCAGGCGTTGTTGATCATGACCTGGGCGCACATCCACTCCTCGCGGAGAGCGATGCGGCGCTCCATGTCGGTCAGGTCGTCGCGGAGCAGGGCCGCGGCGCGCTGGGCGGGGGTGGACTGGGAGTACAGAGCCTCGCCGTAGCCGCGATTGTTCAGCTCATCGAGGGTGAGCAGGCGGGAGGGCGCGATGTAGGCGGGCTGGTACTCATGGATGGCGTAGCCCCGGCGATCCATGGGGATGTCGCCGATGCGGGGCGCGACGAACGCAGCCATCTTCCGATCGCCCTTGCGGTACTCGGTGAGCACCTTGTCAGCGGCAAAGATGTCGCCGGCGCCGGTCGGGAAATAGCGGTCCTTGAAGAAGCCCCTGCGGGGCACGATTTCCTCCGTGATGGCGGAGAGGACATAGGTGTCCAGGAAGTTAAGAGTAGCAGGCATTGTGTTATACCTCCTTCATCAGAGTGCCGCGGAGGCGGTCTTGAACAGGATGCCGCGCTCACGCAGCACGTCGAGATCGTCCTCCGAGATGGTGTAGCCGGACTTGACCGTGCACTTGGACTTGTCGAAGCAGCCAGCGACGTAGACGGTGGCGATCACGTCGGCGGCGGTTCCGACCTCCACGTCATCGCACAGGATGCAGTCGGCGGTCAGGGTTTCGTTGCTGGCGGCGGTGTTGCCGAGCACGACCATCTTGCCGTCACCGGCGCTGCCGGAGCTCTTGGCCAGGATGGTGCCGCGGACCAGCGTGGCGGCGGTGCCCAGCTTGCGGATGGTGACGGCCCTCTTGATAACTTCGGGCAGCACGTCGGTGATCAGACCGTCGTACTCAACGTCGCCGAGCTTGGAATAGAGATTCTTCGCCATTTCACTTGTCCTCCTTCTTGAAAATCTCCTTGATTTCGGCCCGGGCTCTTTCCATGCGGGCCTTGGGGGTGGTGTCCTTGGGCTCACCCTCGGGGGTGCCCTGGACGGGATCAGCGCCCACGGCGTTGGTGCCGGAGGCGTTGGCGTCGGCATTCGCGTCCGCCAGGAATCTGCTGCCCTGCGCTGCCGCGTTCCGGGCGGCTCTCAGGGACATCTCAGCCGCGCTGCAGGGCGTGTCACCGTACTTGGCCTCGCGGACCAGATCGGGGGCGAACAGGCCGGCGATCTCGTCGATCTCGGACATTCTGGTGCGCTCCGCCTGCACGGCGGCATTGACCGCTTCGGTGGTGTCAACGGCAGCTCTGGCCTCGGCCTCCACCTGGGCGATCTCTTCCGGGTACTGCGCCCGGAGCTCTTCGATGGTCATAGAGTTTCCTCCTTCTTCACTGCCGGTGCCATCCTCCGGCGTTTCTGTATTTGCCTCAGCCGGGGCCGGAGCCTCGGATGTGACCGTGGGAATGCTGTCGGGAGCGAACATCCCGGCAGTCAGGTGAATGGTGCGGCCGTGGACGAACAGGTTTCTGCCGTCCGCGCTGGCCGCGATGGGCGTGGGCTCGTCCTCCAGGACCTCATCCACGAAGCCCTTGTCCTTGGCCTCGCGCCCGGTCATGTAGGTGGTGTCCGCCATCATGTGCATGATGACCGTGTTGCTGAGCCCGGTCTTGCGCTGGTAGACCTCGCTCTGCATCTTGTCCCAGGCGTCGTTCTGCTCCGCAGCCTGCCGCAGCTCGTCGGCGTTGTAGCCGCCGATCATCAGCGTCCAGCACTTATGGATCATGATGAGGCTCCCGGGATTGGCCTTGACGGTATCACAGGCGCACATGATGATGCTGCCGCCCGACATGGCCACGCCGTCCACGATGCAGGTGAGCTTCGTGCCGTTTCTGGCCAGCTCCCGCAGACGGTTGTGGATGGTGAGGGAGACGCCGGCATCCCCGCCGTAGGAGTTCATGCGGATGGTGATGTCCTTGCAGCCCTCGATGCGCTTCAGGTCTTCCAGGAACTCGCTGAGCAGAATGAACTGTCCTTCGACGGGATCACCCCACCAGTCGGTGGGCTGCTGCTCGTAGATGTCGCCGTACATGGTGATCTCTGCGCTCTGGCCGTCCGTGGTGGCCATGGCGTAGACCGGCTTCCTGATGTTTACGCTTTTCGGCATAGTCTGTACCTCTCTTTCATTCGTCACCCTCGCCGCCGCCTGTCTGCATGGCCGCGATGGTGCCGCCTCCGGCATTGGCCAGAAGCTCGTTCTCCTTGGCCAGCGCCTCGACGTTCTCCTCCCAGTCGCCTCCGGTCATTTCCATGGTGACCTGGGCGTGGGTCTTGATGCCGTGGTCGATCAGCAGAATGGCGGCTCTGGCTTCTTTCAGCGGATCAAGGATTCCCTGGGCGGGTCCGATCCACCGTGCCCCGCACCACGCGGCCCGGAGCAGCGGATCATCAAAAAAGCCCGGAGCCTTGATGCGGCCCAGGGCAACGGCTTCGGCCAGCCACGCTTCATAGACCGGCTGGCACATATCGTTGACGAACCAGCTCCGGCGCGTCCGGAAAGCCTCCCATGCGTCCTGCACGGCGGCTCTCGCGCTGGAATAGGAGCTGTTGTACTCCTTGATGAGCACGTCGTAGGGCATTTCAAGCGCCGCTCCCATCATGCGGAACATGGTCTTCATGAAGGTCTCAAAGCCCGCTGTCGGGATATTCGGGTTCCCGAACTCGACCTTCTCGTTGTCCTTCAGGTGGAGCACCGTTCCGGGGCCCATTTCGTACTCGTTCTCGCTGTCGGACACGTCATCGTCCAGCTCCTCGCCGGCGACCTCTCCCGCGCCCACCTCGTTCATGGGGATGTCCATGGGGGACGTCTCCGTCCGGATCCACGCGGTGAAAAAGCTCTGCACCAGCGCAGCCATGAGCTCGGATTCCGTGTACCGTCTGGACTGGAGCAGCGGCTCGATGATCTGCGCCAGGTACGGGACGCCGCGGTACTGATCGGGGCGCTCACTGTCCATGATGTGCAGGATGTTCGCGATGCCGGTCTTCTCACCCCACGCAAGGACGCGCTGCCACACGATGGGCTTGGAACTGATCTCCCGCGGGTAGCGGTTGGCCACATAATAGGCCTCCACCAGACCGTCGCCGTTGATCTCCACGCCGTCAAAGACGCTGTGTCCGGCGCCGGGCTTTCCCTCCGGAACGGTGCCCTCGATGAATCCGGCCACGCTCCTGCCGCCGAACTCGTCCGGGGTGCACACGCGGTCGGCCTCGATGATGTGCAGCCGGAGGGAGTAGGGATTCTGCGGCTCTGCCGGCTTCCGTTTCAGAAGGATGAAGCAGTCGCCGGACATCAGCCAGCTTTTCAGCGCCAGCTGCTGCATATCGGCGAAGCTGCTCTTTCCGATGGCGTCGCAGTTCCGCGGCTTGTTCGCCCACAGCGCAAACTCCGCTTCCGTCCGGCTCTGCCACGCCTTCGCGGCCTCCGGAGAGAGGCCCAGCACGTCCCTATTGACAGTGGCTTTCAGCCCCAGGCCGGTGCCGATCACCTTGCTCCGGTTGGTGTTGATGGCGCTGGTGGCCACCGGAGAGGACATATAAAGCAGCCTGCTCCGCTTCCGGAGCAGGTCGATGTTGCGGATGATATCCTCATTCGGCGAGGAGGATTCCGGCGTGAAGCCTTTCAGCGCCCTCCGCGTAATGCTTGCTCCCGCCTCGCTGTATCCGTTTGCCTGCGGGGCGGTATGTTTCTTGCTCAACTCCGTCACCTCCTGTGTCGAATTATAAAAGCGGCATCCCGTGGCGAAAGGAGCGCAAACTCCACGGGACACCGCTGGTAAAGCCCCGGTGCGGAGCCGGAGCGATTACCCGGTATCATTTTCGTGACCTCACGAAAATGGTCACCAGTCGCGAGGAACGATGCCGAACGCCTTCCGGGGCTGCTTGCCCTCCAGAGCGGCGGTCAGCTCGTCGATTTTCTCCTCGACCGTTTCTATCTGCTCCAGCAGGTCCGGGATGTCGAAGCGCGTGAGCTGCCGGTCATCGATGGTGTAGCTCTTTACACCGCCCTCCACCAGCTTCACATAGGCATCCTGGAGCTTTTCATATACGCCTGTCCAGTAGGTCAGGCGCTGCTGAATGATCGTCTTGCTTGCCATAGTCCACCTCACCAGCTGTCATAGTAGTTTTTCCCGCCCGATTTCTTCCGGCGCGGTTTCTCCGCTGCCTTTACGGACGGCGCCTTGACCGGCTCTCCGGTCTTGCCGATGCCTTTCAGCTTCTTCTCCACCTCATCCAGATTGACGGCCAGCGCCTTGAACGCGGCGTTGGCGTAGTTCCGGCAGTCGAGAGCTTCGTTACGCTCATGACCCGGTATCTTCTCCCATACCCACGGCTGCTTCCGTCCCTGCTTATAGACCAGGTGCTCGGAGAGCAGGCCGGTGAAAAAGGCATTCCCGTAATCGTCTCGCCTCGGGAAGTGGTAGTATTTCGCGCCGGGCTCCTTCACGCGCATACTGTCCATGATGGCCTGTTTCCCGGCATCGACGCCGAGGGTATATAGCCAGCACTGACCGACGTATTTGCCCTTGACCACGATGTTGGTCTTCTTCGGCGGGGCGGTATAGGGTACTCCGTCTCCGCCTCTGCCCTTGATGGCGAACACCTTCCGGTAGACACGATCACGGCAGCGGGCGTAAACGTCCTGGGTGTAGTGACCGCCGCTGTCCACGAAGGTCGTGCTGATCTTCAGCTTGACGCCGTTGGCGAACTCATAGGGATGGTCGATCACTTGATCCAGAGCGTTCCAGACCTCATCGGTGTCCGGCCTGCCCATGATGATGCCCTTCTTGATGCCCCACTTCTCTCCGAAATGACCGTGGCCCACGACCTCATATTCGAGGCGGTCATCCTGCGTATCAACGCCGCAGGTCAGCACCAGAACGCCGTCCGGCAGCTCGGCGGGGTATTCCTCCCGGCGCCCCATGACGGTCTCCTCGTCCTCCAGGTCGCCGCGGTCCTCCCAGAGCTCACCGAACTTGGTGTTGTACACGACCTGCAGCTTCTCGGTGCTGCCCAGTGCTTCCAGATAGGCAAGGATCAGAGAGGCCCACGAAGCCCAGGGAGAGGCGAAGGCGTTCAGCCAGAATGACCGAACACCATTCTTGTATGCCGCGGGGTTTCCCGCGATCCACTTGGCCGGCTGGTGCTTCATTTCCCGCTCGGAGTGCAGCGTCTCGCAGTCCGGGCATTTCCACTGCACGCTTCTCACGGTGTAGGTCTTCTTGTTCTTGATGACCGTCGTGTCGTACTCGAAGCGGATGTCGTTGAAGACGATATTGTGAAACTCCCCGCAGGTCGGGCATTGATGGTGCCAGCGTTCCTGCGTGCCCGAGCTGAACAGCTCATCGATCTGGCTGTGTCCCTTGATGGTGGGAGTGGAAACGGCTATGCTCATCTTGTTGTAGAAGGTGGTCTGTCTGGCCTTGGCCAGCTCCCAGGGATTGCCCTCGGTGCCGGCGCTGACGGCCCATCGGTCCAGCTCGTCGCCGATGACAAAGCGGATCGGCATGGATGCCAGGGCGGAGGCGCTGTTGGAGCCGCACATCGTCAGCATCCCGCCCGGATAGCTTTTCTGGAGAATGGTGTTTCCGCTCTCCCGGCTCTTTGGGTCTGCCACCTTGCCTTTCAGCGCTTTGCAGTCCCGGATCATCGGGGCGACGCGGAGCTTGGAGAACTTCTTGGCGTCATCGATGGTCGGATGGATGTAGAGGATGGAACTGGGGTCCTGGTCCATGATGTACCCGATGGCGTTCAGCTCAAATTCGCTCTTGCCGACCTGGGAGGAAGCGACCATGACGATCAGGTTCAGCTTCGGGTCGGTGAATGCGTCCATCGGCTCTTTCAGGTACGGCGTTCTTGACGTCCTCCACGGGCCCGGCTCGGCGCTGCTCTCCGGAGAGAGGCGTCGTTTTCTGTCCGCCCACTGCGAGACAGTAATATCTTCCGGTGGTACAAGACCGGCAAAAACCGAGGCAAGCGCAGAATTGAGCTTTTCTTCATCACTGCTATACTTCCTCATCCACGTCACCCGTCCACTTCTGCCGCTCCATCACCATCTTGTGGAAGGCAACGGGGTCATACTTGAAGTTGGCCAGCTCATCCAGAATGGCGTTGCACTCCCGGCGAATGATGACCGAGGTCTCCGCGGCGGTCTCCACGGCGGCGGTGTCCACGGCCAGGCGCCCCGGGAGCGCGATGATCAGTCCGCGGATGGTGAAGCCGAACTGCTCCATCATCTTCTGGACATCCTCGCTCCGGTGCATCTGCCCCTGCAGCTCCGCAAGCTCCAGCTCGGCGTATTCGGCCTTGGCCTTCTTGATGCGGATCTCCGCTGCGAGGCGTTCTTCCTCTTTCTCGCTCAGGCCCTCGTCCTTTTCCCGGCCGGCAGCTTTCTCCCGGAGGTACTTCACATAAGAGCGGGTAGCTTCCACCACGTTGTACCGGGGGCCTGCCTCCGTCTCATGCTTTCGGATGATGCCGTTCTTGGTGAGCTCTCCCACCCACTGGGCGGTGATATCGAAAAGGTTGGCAAGGACAGCCGTGGTGCAGTATCCAGCCGGTTCCTGCGGCTTTTCTTTCGCTGCCATCGGTCTCATTGCCTCCTTTACTGTCAATTTCAGGCCGAAACTATCATCTTTTCCGGCATTTATTGCAAGTACACTTGTATGAGATGGGCTGTTTTAAGTAAACCTCCCCGAAAAAACTTTTCACTGACTGATTATTTTTCGGGGTCGACGAGCCCGCGTAAGATTGTCTGCGCGTCACAGTACCTTTTTCGGAGGGCGCGGTGACGGCGGGAGGGGCGCTGTCGGCCTCTCTCTTCGCGTCTTTCTCGCTTTCTCTGTGCATCCGTGTTCCTACCTCTCCGGAGAGAACGTCCAACAGAGGGCGAGGCAGAGGGGTGTCATTTGCCGTATTTGTCCCGCTTCATGGTCTTCTCCCATTCTTCGAAGCGATCACGGCTCACGGTGTCCTTCGGGCAGGGCCTGTTGCAGCCCTTGGCACTGACATGGCAGATGCAGATAGTCTTCCCCTTGACGATGTTGATGTAGACGGGGATCTTCTCGATGCACTCCATGCCTTTCATGCCTCCTCAGATTGTGGTGTAGATTTCAGCCTTGCTGTAGGTGTTCTTCCCGCGGATCATCATGTCCAGGAAGTCCTCGCGGGAGAAGTCGGACAGTCGGAAGACTTCCTCCGGCTTCATGCCGAGCTGCTTTCCGATCTCCTCCACGGTCTTGCCCTCGTTCAGCAGGCGCTTGACGATGGCCTTCATGGGCTCCAGCAGATGCGTACCACGGGCACGGTTGTGTGTCACCGTGCCGTAGATATCCTCGCTCTGGTCCTCATGGGCCACCTTCACCACCGGCACCTTGCCGTCGAGCATGGTACGCAGCGGTTCCTCTCCGGCTACCGTCCAGCGGTGGAAGCCGTCGATGATGGTGTAGTCAGGCCGGACCACAATGGGGAGCGTCCAGCCGTTGGTCAGAATGGATTGCGTCAGCAGCTTCAGGTTTTCCTTGCTGACCTTGTTGGGGTTGTAGTCATTGGGCTTGAGCTTGTCCCGGTCCACCCATTCCAGGGTGGAGAGTGGGGCCGTCAGCTTCGGGTCGCTCATTCCGTCTCCACCCCCTTTCGGGCTGCATCCGCTTTCGCCTCATCGATATAGCGGCTGTAGATGATCTGGTAGAGAGCGCGGAAGGAGCGCATCTTCGGGTCGCCTTTGATCAGGGCCTCGTACATCTTCCGGTAGTCCTGGTCTGTGGCGAACAGCCCGATCTTGATGAACAGGCTGCGGTACGCCCTGGCCACCTTCATCTTGTGCGGGGTGTTGAAGTACCGGGGCATATCGGAGAACATCTCCGTGAGCAGCGCCTTGTAGTCCTTCGTGATCTCGTCGCCCTCGGCCTTCCGGCGCGCTGCGGACCTGCGTCCGAACATCTCGCTGTCCCAGTAGAGGGCCGCGAGGTAGGCGTTCGGCTCACGCCGGATGATGCGCTCCATGAGGTCGGGGTAATACTCGTTCATCTGCACCAGCGATTTCGCCGTGTCGATGGAGAAGAACTGCGAGACGCGCAACTGATTCCGGGTCACCCCGGATTGCCAGAGGTAGAGATAAATGATCGGGATCTCGACGTGCTCATCCCGGAGGAAGAGCCAGACGTCATTCGTGGTCCAGTCGTAGATGGGGTACATCTGACGCCTGCCGGTGATGCCGCCAGCGCCCAGATTCATCCGGGCCATGTACTGGAGGCGCTGGACAGATTCAGCCGCCCGGACGCCCGTCATGGTGATGCCGTCCATGCATACCCGCGGCATGAAGCTCTGGTAGTTGTCCTTCCTCGGCTTCAGGAGCGGGTGCTCCATGATGGCGAAGGGCGGCGGTTGCCGCACCCACACATCACGCTTTCGTTTATCCCAGCAGATGAAGGTCTCCTCCTCCGACAGCTCGTTGAAGCAGTTGAAGTGCTTGACCTCCACGCAGTACCACTCAAATTTGGCACCGGCATACATGAATATCCGGCGCCATTTCATGACCGTCTCCTCGATGCACGGGAAGATCGCTTCCTCGTCTACGAATTGGACGGTCAAAAGGGACGGGTCAATTTCGCCGCGCTGAATCAGACCCAAAGTCAGCTGTGCGAGAGCCAGGCTGTCCTTGCCTCCGCTGAAGGACATATACACTGGCACACCATTGCGGAACGCATTGCGAATGCGCTGCTTGGCGGCGGATACCACATCCAGGTCGGATTTGATCCGCCTTACAGCCATACCTTCTCGCCGCAGTGTGGGCAGACCACAAATTTGCGGACGGGCTCTCGCTCCTCGTCCGCGGCGGCGCTTTCCGTTTCATCTTCTTCCGGCTCCTCAGCGGTGCCGGAGGTCATCAGCAGGTCTTTCCGCTCTCTGGCCGCTTTGATCTCCTCGATCTCCTCGTCATCGAGCGTCCCGTACTCCTGCAGCTTCTCGCTGACCTCTCCGGCCTGGGACACCATGCTCCGGAGCAGGCTTTCGTCGAAGCCCGGGATGTCCAGATCGTCCTTCAGCTCCTCCAGGAAGATATCGAAGGATTCCAGATCGTCCACGCCGAGGCCGTAGATCTTGTTGTCGGCCAGCATGAGCTTTTTCTTCTGATTCTCGGTGAGGCCCTCCATCTGGAGGACGTCGCCTTCCTCCCAGCCCATGCGGAGCAGGGTTTCATAAAGACCGTTGCCGGCAAGGATGGTCAGGGCTTCATCGACCACGATGGGCCTGATCTGCCCGAACATCCGAACGCTGCGCTCCAGCTCGACGAGCTGCTTTTCCGTGTGCATTCGCACATTCCGCTCCGGCTTGCGCAGCGCCGCCAGAGGCATTTTCACGACATTCATTTCCCGGCCTCCTCCAAGTACGCCTTAGCTCCCGGGATGCGCTCAGCGGCGGTTATAACTATCTCCTTGTCGATGTTATAGACCTCCCGCCAGCCGTTGGCCTCTCCGCCCGTCCATTGACGTGCAGGCCAAGGATGCGTCCCGCACAGGTAGCCGTTAGGCCAGCCGTAGATAGGCGGCATGGGGAGCTTGTGGTAGTGGATGTAGGCCAGGAGCTGCTCATGCGACCAATCGGCAAGGGGCGAGAACCGTGTCACGCCCTTGCCGTCCGTGTAGATGTTCGTTTTGCGACCGACATAATTGCCGTCCGCACGGCGCCGGCCGAGGATGATCATATCCAGCTCATGCGCCTTGAAGTATTCCCGCTGCGCCCGGTGCTGCACGATGGAGAACCACCGCGCGGCGGTCTGGCTGTCCCGCGGGAACAGCATTTCGGGATGCTGCGCCAGCCAGTCCAGGTCCTGATGGGTGTTGATGACCTCGCATTTCTTCGGCTTGTGCTTCTGGATCCACGCCATGAAGGCGGGGTACTCCAGATCGCAGACGCCGATCATGCAGTCCTTCACGCCGGCCAGCTCACAGAGTTTGCCAAGGACAATACTGTCCTTACCACCGCTCCAGGCATAGGCGGCGTTCTTCCCGGTGGTCTTGGCCTTGATGTCCTCCACGGTCAGCGCGGCCAGCTCGTCGATCTCCTCCCGGGTGACAGCGCTTTCGATGTCGGCCATGGCCGCGATCCAGGCGTCGTTCTTGATGTTCTGCTTCCTTCCGAGGCTCATGCCGCCGCCTCCTTCCTCCGGGAGATCGCCAGCGCCACCGCGCCGGAGATCAGCACGGTCAGCAGGCTGCCGATGGTCTTCCAGGTGGCGAGGCCGTTGATGTTGCCGTAGGCGAAGATCGGCAGGCCGATGAAGAAAGAGGCCAAAACGCCGATAAAGACGCCCTTGCCCGTCAGCTTCACGCCTTTGAGCGTGAGCGCGGTCGGCAGGAGCGTCGTTGCGCGGAGGGTGCAGTAGAACAGGAACAGGTGCGTCACCGTCATGCCGGGGATGTTGGCGATGCCGATGCCGAGCGCCAGCAGGACGATCATGCTCAGCTTGGCCGTCTTGATGCTGCACCCGAAGTCGCTGGTCAGCGACGCCACCGCGCAGAGATTACTGTCCACGGTGGAGAGCAGGCCGGACACGACCATGAAGAGGAAGGGCAGCATCACCCACGCCGGGAACAGGTTTCCGATCAGCTCAAAGTTGACCTGTCCGGCGTTGGTCGCCACATAGCCGGAGCCAGCGGCGATATAGCCGAGGATGCCCATGGAGAGCGGCACCACGGCGAACATCAGAGCGCCGAGGGCGAATGCCTTTCCGATCTTGCCCTCCTTCACGGAGAAGGCCCGCTGCCAGAAGCACTGGTCGCCGAAGGGACCGGCGATCAGACCGATGGCCGTGGGAATGCCGAAGGAGAGCAGGACGTTGATGCCGTTGCTGTCGAAGAGTTTGGTATATGCCCCGGATACGCCACCAAGCCCTGCGATGAAGTTAGAGGTGCCGTCCTTCATCGACAGGGCCCAGGGCACAAATAGGAGGCATGCGGCAAGCATAAGAACCATCTGCAGCCCGTCCGTCATGACCGAGGCCTTGATGCCGGAGAACTGCGAGTAGGAGTAGGCAATCACGGCCAGGATGATGGTCATTACCCAGAACGGGATGCCGGTCATGGCAGCGAGGATCTTTCCTCCGGCCAGCAGCTGCACGCCGGTGGAGAGGATGGCCAGCAGGGAGAGCTGACCGAGATAGACGCCCCTGACCTTTTCGGATTTGTAGGTGTCCGCCATGAATCCGGAGAGCGTGACGCCCTGGGGCATCCTCTGCCGGATCTTCTTGGCGAAGGGGATAAAGAGCAGCAGGCAGGCCACGTTCGGGACCAGGAACCAGAACAGTCCGGGGATCCCGCTGGAATAGGCCTTTTCTGCCGACGTGAACAGCGCCGGAGCCCAAATCCATGTCGCCGCGATGCTCATGGCCGCTACCACCGTACCGAGGTTGCGATCTGCAACATGGAAATTCTCTGCGCTCCGAGCGCGCTTTGTGAGTATCGCCGTAGCCCCGAGCATCAGGACCGCATAGACGATAAGCACAACGATACCTTGCATTTTGTGATTCCTCCATTCGTGATGTACCGCTGGCGGGGCGGTCATGTGTGTGGAGGAGCGGGTAGCGTGTGCCTCCTTTCCCCAAAAGATTAAGGCCCCGCGCCTTTCGACACGGGGCCTCTGCGAAGATTAAGATTTTACGCCATACACTCTATCACGGGCTCCATTGAACTGTCAATGAACGATTTTTGCCCTCAGAGCATCGGCCTGATCGTGACTTCCGTCCGCGGCCGGTCTTTGTCATAGAGCACCCGGCTTCCGTCATGGGAGACGATGATCTTGCTGTTGTCATCGGCCAGCAGCCCGTAGTGTACCATCACATCATCGATCGCTTCCTCAAGGTTGGTGAGATCCACGTCCCGGTGCGTTGGCATGTAGAACAGGCACACCACCTCGCATGGGTAGGAGATCTTCTTACCTCGATGCGGGATGAAGTATCCGGCGTCTTTCTGGTACTGCTCGAAGGCCGCGCTCGGCATGATCTTCTGCACGGCGCCGTTCTTCGTCCGGAGCGTGATGATCCGCTGGGAGTTCTTCTTCGTCACCGGCGCTATGGGGATTGTAAACTTAATCGTCAGCGTCAAGGTAATTCCTCCCGAACTCCCGGATGAACTGCTCCACCGTCCAGCCCTGCTCCTTCATGGCCTTGCGCTGGCCGTACTCATGGAGCAACTGCATGGTCTCCGCGTTTCTGTGGACCGCCTCCGGGCCGAAGATGTGGCAGCGGTCGTGACACAGGAGAACGACCAGTCCGAGCCTGTCCGATTTCTTCCGGTACGCCCCGCCGAAGATGTGGTGATGGTCGAGCGGGTCAGCTGCGCCGTTCCGTCCGCAGAGGAAGCACCGGCGCTCATTCTGCGATCCAGTCAATTCCCCACCTGTCCGTCACGGAGCGGAAGTCCTCGATGTCATGGGGCCGGATGCGGTATCTGTTCGCGGTGTAGTCCTGCTCACCGCCGCGGCCTTCCTCATAATCGATGTGCAGAAGCTCGTGGTAGATCAGGTGCTTCAGCACGGTCGGATTGAGGGGCTTGCAGAGCGGGGCGTAAAAGGTGATGATGTAGTCATAGGGGAACAGCACCTTGTACTTGTCCTTGACCTTCTCGGTATCCGCGTACACCAGCCTGCCCTTGGCTTTCCGAACATCGTCTCCCCAAAGGCAGAGGATCCGGCATCCGGGTGTCCGGAGCTCTACAAATTCGTCGTTCTTCGCTATGACCTCCCGGACGATGGGGAGCATTTCTCTTGCTTCGCTATAATTCACGGCTCGTTTCCTCCTTTCGCCGTTTCTTCTTCGGCCTCCGGTGCGTCATGGCGGCGCCGATGGCGTACATGGTGGCCGGGATCGCCGCCACCGCCAGGTAGACGCCCACGATGGCAGCGACGCCGAAGATTGTGTTTTTCATGGCCTGCCTCCTCAGAAGTTGATGCAGTCCTCGTATATGCGCTTGATCAGGTGCGGGTCATTGCACTTGTTCCAGGGCTCCCAGTCGTACTGGTCGGTCACGTCTCCGGTAATGTCATAGACCCTGCCGCCGATCTCACAGCCGAAGTGATTGGCTACATAGTCGATCATCACCAGCGGCTTCTCACGGGAGAAGCGCGTGTTCAGAATCGCCGCAAACCAATAGCAGCAGCCCCGGGTGAAACACTCGATCACTTCCTGCCGGTATCCGTCCCCGTTCGTGCTGAATCTCCCGATGAAGCCCAGCACATCACGGACCAGCTCATCTTGCCTGTCTGTCATTGGAATATCCTTTCTCCTCAAAGAGGCAGTCATCGCAGATGTCCTGCCACTCGCCGTCTACCTTCCGGCTTTCCCATCCGGCATCTTGCTTTGCCCTGCGGGCATCCTCCCAGCTGTCGGCAGGGAGGCGCTTTCCGCAGCAGTCGCAGACGGCCGTGTAATTTCGGTAGTATTTCTCAATGCTCATGGCATTTCCTCCACATAGCACCAGCTCTGCGGCGGTCGGTTAAGCACTAAGGCCGAGTTGCCGCAGGTTTCGGCGTTCATGCTGAACATGGCGCAGCTCTCGCAGTACAGGTCATTCGGACACCAGCGCCGGAAATCTGATAGTTCACGAGGCTTGTCGTAGATGGTCAGCTCGGAGATATGCAGACCGTAAAAGCGATTTCCGCTCCCCACATAGTTATGCAGCTCCGTATAGGTGAGGCACGACCCTTTCAGAAGCATTGGATCCACTTCGCGCTGATAGGCCGGGTACGGAAGATCGTGCGGGTCTGCACTGTTGCATATGAACTCCGCCCACACTTTGCCGTTTCCCGGATATGCCGTGACCATTAACCCCTCCGGTGGGATCGTCATTTTCTTTACCGTCTCAAAGAACGGATAGAAAACATCTTTCCTGCGCTTCGGGTGCGGCTGCGTGCAGTAAAGGAAGCCCTTATACGGCGCGGGCAGCTTCGGCGCGGTTTTCCGCACTTCGATGGTCTTTTCTCTCGTTGCGATCTTCCGGCACCACTCAGGGCGCACGGCAAATAACACAGCTTGCATAGCTCAATCATCCTCCAGCAGGCCGCTGAATTGCTTATCGTCCTCGCCGTCTTTCAGCAGCTTCTCGGCCAGGGCTTTCAGCTTCGGTTCAAGCTTCTTCTGCCGTGCTCTGACCTCGGCAAGCCCGGCCTGATGCACCCGGATGGTCTTCTCCCGGAAGTGATGCTGACGGGCCAGCCGGATCTTCTCCTGGTAGGAAATGCTCAGCTTCGTCAGCGCCTTCATTTCCTCGTCTGCGGCATAGCCGATATACTTGGCGCCGCAGGAGGGGCAGGAGATATACTGAATCTCCAGATCGTCCATCGTGACCGTTTCGATGTCGGCGGGCTCGATCTCGAACTCGTCCAGACAGTTATTGCAGGTCATTCTCATTTCTTGGCTCCTTTCGCATAAGTGCGCATCCAATGGCGCTGGGCGTGCTTTTTCCTCGCAGTCCGGCACGGCGCACAGAATCGGTTTTCTTTTCGCTCGTAGAAGGTGCCTCCGCAGCGGGCGCAGTATTGCGGCCTGATTCTTCGGAACTCCGTGCAGCTGTCGCAGTCCGTGCAGCCGGCAGAGCAGCCTCCGATGTCGTCCCAGTTCATGCACATAAACCGCTGCCAGAAGGGATCATAGCCGAGATCGTTCATGCGTTTTCGGAGGATCGCATCGAGCAGGGCCAGGTCCTTCTTGACCTGCTGCCGCGTCCGGGAAAGATGGATGCCCTGCGCCACCGTGGGCGTCGGGGCGCCGTCGCCCCAGCTGCCGTCACCCATCAGCGCTCGTACTTTGTCGGCATTCTCGGTCAAGTACTCATAATAGACCTTCCCTCGTATCGCCTTTTCTGACTTTCCGAGGGCCTGGCCGATCAGCATATAGCTGTCGCCGTTCCGGATGCCATCCGCGAGTGCCCGGTAATCGGCCTCCGACCACAGCACGCCGTGATTGTCCGCTTTCACAGGCCTTTCCTTGATCCCCATGTCCGTACACCGTCGCTGGATTGCCCCGGCGCTACGGTGGAGCATTTCGGACAACTCGGCATATCCATAGCGGTGCATTTTCAAGAGCATCACAAGCCGGCTATCCTCTTCGGGCGTCCAGTGGTCCTTCCTCTGGATGGCGAAAGCGGCGAAGTCTTTCCGTCGCTGCTCCAGTACCCAGTCAGGCTCCACACCGAGCGCCAGCGGTTCCATTTTGGAAAAGTCGATGAAGGAGCGGTTTTTCTCAGCCCACTCCCAGAACTCCTCGACGTAGACCACCCGCACACTCTTCTGCTGAATCTTCTTGTGGTGGATGGGCATCCCTCTCTGCTCCACCCAGCTTTTCAGCGTATAGGAGTGTACGTTGTGCCCGGTGACCGCCTGTATCAGCTGATTGAGCGTCACATACTCGCCGCTCTCCAAATACGGGCCAAGCCCCAGGCGAGCAGCACGGACGATAATGGCGTTGTTGCTGCGCTTCAGGCTCTTGGCAAGACCGCCCACCGTCATGTGTCCCCAGTTCTCCCGAAGGAAGTCGTGCTCTTCTTCGGTCCACGTCCTTTTACCGCGCTTGTTCGGCCCCCGCCTATGAAGCCCCAGGGCAGCCCCGCGCTGATACACGGCGTGGGGCGTCCTGGTAATAGCCTGTCCTATCTGCTCGCAGGTCTGATCTCGCCAGTGTTCGATGATGTAGGCGTCGTCCTCTGCAGCCCACTCGGACAAATCGGCGCGAATCCCATTCTTATACCTGGTGATCTGAACGGCGGTCGCCGATCTGCCGAGCTCGGCTCCGATCTCCGCGTCGCTCATGGCCGGCCAGTGCGCCCGAAGATACCGCAGCTCCCAGTCAGCCCAGCGCCTCATTTATCCCTCCATCTGAAAAAGTCGTCCGCCCGGTAAAGCGTCACATAGTCGCCGTCCAGGTCCTCGGTGTCGTAATACTGATCCATGCACCCCTCCATGGCCTTGATGACCAGCATATAGAAGTCCTGATCGTAGGTCATGCAGGCCTCGGTGATCTCGTCCAGGGTCAGCTTGCCGCGCTTCTTTTTGATGTGCAGCTGCCAATGGCCGGTACGGTCGTAATCGCTCCATGTCTCGATGTTTTTGCTCAGTGCCATCAGCGTTCCTCCTCCACACAGGTCAGGTTGTTCAGCTGCCGGTGGCTGGTGTACTCAAAGACCAGGTTGTGCTTACTGCACACGGCCTGCCCGGAATCGAAGTGCATGATAGGCTTGCAGGTGATCTTGAAGTGCGGGCATCCGCTGCACTTCTTCTCTCGCTTTGCCTTCATGCCAGCCCCTCCGCGTATTCCTTGGCGTCCCGGAGGGACATCTTCTCTACCAGCTCCTTGCCGTTCTGAATGACGAAATAGGAGGTATGGTCCCATGTGCCGACGCCGTTGGCGTGGGGAATATGCCGTTTCCGGCTCTCGATGCAGAGGGGCAGGTCCTCACCGTGCGCGGTCGCCCGGTATGTGATATCCGTCCCCTCGGCAGAAATCCTCTTGCCGACCTTTTTCCAAATCATCAGTATCCAAGCCTCCTTCCACAATTCGGGCAGAAGTTCATCGGGATGTCCCAGTTCTCCTCGTGGGTCAGTTCCCCGTCATCGCTCTGCCCTTGTATGATGATCCCGATCAGATTGTTGTCCGGGTAAATCTCCAGCTGCACCGCAACATTCCTCGCGTCCGCGTCGCTCTGGATGATCTGCTCCTGTTCGCACCATTCACAAGGCTTCTGCTTCCGTCCGGCCATAGCGGTCAGCTCCTTTCTCCCGGATTTCGACGCGCTCCACATCACACCATCTGTACGCAATATGGGATTCGTCCTTGACGGTGTACTTCTCCCGGTCAGGCCAAGGGAGATTGAGCCGGTTGCCAGATACGGATCCCATGGAAAGGATGAGCCATCCGGCCTCATTGTCAGAGAACACAGCCGTTTCCCCGAAGGTGAAGCTGCGTCCGTCTTTCAGAAATACGGTCACTTCCATCATCAGGCGTTCTCCTTTCGCTTCTTCGCCCATTCTTCGGAGAGAATGTCGCAGCGCAGGTGATACGGCCTCTCGCCGCAGCTCCACGGCATCGGGTACTCATAGCCGCATGTCCATAACGTGACCGGGAGATTCCTGATCTTGATGGGCAGGTGCTTCATGACCTGGCCGAACTCGAAGCTGGCCGCGCCATCGTCCCGGACGTGGATGGGCTTCTGAATGAGGTGCACGGTCGGATCCGGCTCGTTGCCCCGTCCGTGGCGATAATCTCCGGGGTAATACTCCGCCCGGGAGCCGATGCGGTACTCGCACACCCGCTCATACTCGTTCGTCTTGGTGCCGCGCACCGTCGCCGTGATCAGGCTGATGTGTCCGCAGGTCTCGACCAATTCTTCCAGCGTCATTCGATCCCCACCTCCGGCATCTTGTGCCACCGGCAACCGTCGCAGGCGCCCTTGTGCGCCATCTTGTACTGCTCACAGCGGAGGCACAGCTCGTTCCGGCACTGCCTCAGCTCGGCCGTCAGCTTATCGATGGCATCCGCGCCGTTGGTGCTGTACAGGTGAATGCAGTTGCTGATGCGGTCGGTCTCGTCTTTCGCTGGGGTGACTTCGGGGAAATTGAACGCCAGCCAGCGCAGGGATTTCGCGGTCTCTGAATAGCTCATTTCTTTGGCCACCACCTTTCGCATGTGCCGGAGAGCTTGACCTTCTTGCCCTTCACTTCGCAGATGCCGCCCTTATAGGTCGGCTTGCAGTGGCCGCAGTTCTTACAGACTTCCTTCATGGCTGTCCTCCTCCGTCATGAGCTTGTTCAGCCGCGCCCGGAGATCCTCGCGCTCCTCCTGGGTGATTTCGTCGAATGGCTTTTTGTAAAGCCTCCTGGTGATCTGATCGAGGATTTCTCTTGTCTTTGATTCCATCACTTGCCCTCCGCAATCATCTGCCGGTACTCCACGATCATTTCCCGCCACTTCGGATGGATGTTTCCTTCCATGAGATAGGCGTCGATCAGACGGAGCTTCTCGCCCTGCGCATCCACTACCTTGTTCAGCTCAGCCGCTTCCTGCATTGCCTCGCTCCGTGTCTGGCCGTCCCGGATGCCCACCATGATGGAGGGCGGGATCGGCTGCTTCTCCGCGGTGGAGCGCCACAGGTGGAGGCAGTGCTCCAGGTTGTTGACGTACTGGTCTTTGGCCGGGTGGAATTGAACGGCCACCTCATTCTCATGGAAGAACATATCCTTCAGGCGGCACATATCCTCCCAGGTCGGCATATAGCTCCGCTTGTACGGATTGACGCTGACGTGCTCCCAGCCGGCACCGGTGCTCCAGATCACGGAGCCCCGCAGCTTGCCGAACTCTATGTATCCTTTTCCTCCGTCCCAGGAGGTCGCCTTGATCATCAGGTGCGCGGTCTCCCGCAGCTCCTCCAGTGTTTTCATACTCGCTCCTTTCAGCGGCGCTTCACGCCATCGATGCCGAACATGAAGGCCGCGATGCGCTCCGCCGCAATGTCGATGTCCTTGTAGATCGTCCGGTCTACGACGTTTTCCTCTTTGGCCAGCTCCGGGATGCTGATAGGCCGCTCTCCCGGGGCCAGGTCTTTGATGTAGAGTTCGTTCACCACCCGCCAGCGGCGCTGATCCTCCTCGCTGCCGAGGGTGAAGCAGTAGCTCTGAAAGAGATCCATCATCAGCTCAATGTGCTTGACGATGGTGGCGGTCCGCGCCGCGGAGAGCTTGATGCTCTCCACGAACGCGGTGGTATCTCTGCCGGGCATCATCAGGTCGGCGATGATCTCCTCCGGCGTGATGACGTCCTCAATCTCAAAAACTGCGTTTTCGGCGTGAGCCCGGAATATCCTGTAATTCCGCAGCAGGAGCTTGGTGTTCCGGAGGCGACGGTCGGCCATGTCCTTCCGGTCGCGCTGTCGCTCTTTCTCCAGCGTCTCCATCGCCGCCTTCGCCCCGGCCTCTGCCGCAAGCTGCACAATATCCCTGGAACTCAACTGTTCGCCCATAGTTCCGCCTCCGTTTCCTGTTACTTCTTCCGCATCCGGTCAAGGAACTGGCCGAGCTGCGTTTTGATTACTTCATCGTTGCCGAAGATCTCCCAGCGCAGGGAGTAGACGCGCCGGCTTTCGTGAATGAGGTCGCGGTCACGATGAGCGTCCTCTTTCGTCTTGGAGCAGATGAACGTCCGGCAGATATACGGCCTGGCCTCATAAGCGTCGCACTTCTTCGTCTGCTGATTCCGAAGCGGGCATGTCAGATCAGTGGCTTTCCAGTCCCAGAACGGAGCCTGCCGGTGCTCTTTCAGCTTGTGCTTCGCGGCGTAGGTTTTCAGCCGCTGGAGCTCTCCCGCAGTCAGCGGGAGCATATCGGTACAGCACTCACCGCAGTTGGAACACCGCCCGTCTATGCAGTTACAACCGTATGTGTCGCCTTCTCTGATGATTTCAGCTACGCTGCCATAGTGGGACATCACTCATCCTCCGAGGGCTGGAGAAGGGCGTGTGTGCCGTTCATCATTTCGGCTTCCTCGTCCGACACCTCATAGCCCAGCTTGGCCAGCAGCGTGTACAGACGGTCGAGGTCATCGTTGGCCTTGTAGATGCACTCATACACATGCGTGTCCCTGTTCCACTCTCTTGTCCAGTATCCCTCATAGCAGTCATCCACCATGGAGTAGACCAGGCAGAGCAGGCCGCGCTCCGGAGATTCCAGCATCATCGGCGAGAGCTGCTTCCGGAGCTCGTCGTAGTCCATGTCGTCATCGTCCAGATCGATGTCGAAGCCCAGCTTCATGACCTCCGTCTCCGGCTCGTCCCGGCGATATCCGCCGTCGCCCACGATCCACCACATGGCGAATTCGGCGATCTCTGCGAAGTGCTTTTTGACGGCGCTCTGGCTCAGGCCGGTGAGGAAATCGTTGCGGAGATTGAAATGCCGCTCGGTGATCTCCTTCAGTTCCGCCTCGACCCGCTCCGCAGCTGCACGGCGTTCTGCCTGCTCCCGGTCTTCCGGCGTGGCCTCCCGCTGACGGACCTCCGCGTACACGGTGATATCCGTGTCGGAGCGGACGTACCAGTATTTGCGGGAGTTCACGTCGGTCGGGCGCTCCACCGTCTTGTCGCCGCACCAGCGGTTGAAGTTGGTCATATAGTCCATGGGGACCTTCTCACCGTCCACTTCTCCGCGGGTCTTGATCTTGACGGCGAATTTGCAGATTTCCGCTTCCCATGCGTCCAGCTTCTTCAAGGTCTTTTCCTCATCGATGGCGCTCTGCAGCCGGTTCCGGAAATTCGGTGTGCCGATGGCATCAAGGACGGCGTTCTTCCGCGCCGGATCCTCGATCTTGTCCAGCTCCAGGTAGTCCATGAGCGTCGCGCCTCTGGCCTCAGCCTTGCGGAACTTGTCCTGATCCAGCTCCAGGAGCTTCACCCGGCGCCGGATGGTGGATACGGAGAAGCCGGAATCTTTGGCCAGGCTCTCCATCGTCTCGCCCATGTCCAGCATGAGCTGGAAGCCCTGGGCCTGCTCGTAGGTGGTGAGGTCGGACCGCTGCATGTTCTCCATGAGCATCGTCCTCAGCTGCTCCTGCGGGGTCATTTCCGTCACGACACAGGGGACCTTATCCAGTCCGGCCAGCTTCGCAGCCGCCAGGCGGCGGTGACCGATGACCACGGTATAGGTGAACTGCTGCGGGGTGGTATGCGGTACAGGAACGGGAACGACGGTCAGGTTCTGGAGAATGCCGTTGGCCTTGATGCTGTCGGCCAGCTCCGTGAGGTCGCCGAGGTCTTTCCTCGGATTGTCCGGATGGGGCTTGATCATCGTGGTGAAGATGTACTCGATTTGATTGCTCATTGTGTGCTCCTTTCGTTGTTGCGCCTCAGAAGAAGGAGAGCTGACCGCTTTTCCGCTCTACCAGCTCCGGGGCAGGTGGGTCCGGCTCGGTGGCCGGCTGTTCTGCCTGCTGCGCAGGCATGATGTTTGAGATCAGGAAGAACTGGCGCCGGAAGTGCCATTCCTCCCGGAAGTAGAAGGGCGTGTACCATATCTGCCCGTTGTCGCGGGGGATCAGGCCGCGGGGATCATAGCTCGTTGACGGATGCGTGATTGAGTTGTCGATCACCACATACCCGGCGCAGCCGAGGAGGCTGAGCTGGATGTAGCACATGCAGCCGACCACGAAATCTATGTCCTGGGCCACGAACAGCACCGAGGTCTGATAGTTGACCTTCTGCGCCATGCACTCGTTGGCGAATGCCACCAGCAGCGCACCGGCTCCGCATGCCGGATCGCTGACGGATATCCAGTGTTCACGCTCTATGCGCCCGGGGATATCCGGCTCTGTCATTTTCGCCATTGCCTGGCACACGCAGTACGGGGTGAAGAACTGTCCCGCGTGGCTGTTGCTGAGTTCCAGCGTCATGAAGAGGTCTCCGAGGAAATCCTGATCCGGGTTTGCCTCCATGCCGAGGACGATCTCAGCGAACATCCGGGAGCAGCACTCTATTTCGTGCCGGTTGTATTTTTTGGCAATCTGCAGGTAGGTTTTCTCCCGCTCCTCCGCGTGTACGCTGTCAACGGTGTTTGAAATGCTGATGGCGATCAGCGCCATGAAGTCAGACCAGACCGTCCAGCGGTTGTGTCTGGAACACGCCTCATCGAAGATCTTGACCAGCTCCTTCTTGCTCTGGTCGATGAAGCGCGGCTTCCTGGCCATGCTATTTCAGATAGCCGCCCTTGTAGGCGGCTGCGATCCACACCGCCAGGCTGGAAAACATCATGATCGCGCCCTTTTTGAGGGGCATCGTTCCGCACTCAATGCCTCCGGCGATCCCCAGCATCAGAACGAAAGCCAGGATTGAGACCGCTGCGCAGATGTGACGCTTTGTCTTGATACTCATGTGCTCCACTCCTCATAAGGGTCGGGCAGCGACCAGTTCCATTCGGTGCCGCCTTTGTACTGGTTCCTAAAATGATTTTCCCGGCCATCGCCGCTGAACCAGAGATAATCTGCCGGAATCACGCGCCGGCTGCTGCCGGTCAGCTTCTCCTGCCACCAGGCCTCTCCGACGTCCCGTGCCAGATCCATCATCCAGTCGGGGGCTTCGATGCCTGGTCTCCACGCGTACTGATACGGTGCTTTGATGACTTCCTCCAGGGTGTCGCCATATCCCGCGTCCAGCCTATTGAAGGCTGTCCAGGCCACGGCAGCGATCCGGCAATATGGAGATACGCCCCACTTCACGCCGCCCCACACGACAACCTGCGCCTCGCAGGTCATGAGTTCGGCCAGCAGTCTGTATTCATCTTCTGTCAGGGGGCAGGGCTCCGGCGTCGGATCCGGGGCGGGTTCTGGGGTAGGCTCTGTGGTAGGCTCCGGCGTAGCGGCCGGAGGAGGTGCAGGCGCCGGTGTCTCCACCGGGGGAAGTGTGATCTCTTGTCGGAGCTGTTCCGTCTGCGGCTCGTCCGAATGAGCTGGGATCTCCGCGCAGCCGATCAGAAGCACCGTCAGGAGGATCACCGCGAATGTCAGACATTTCCTCATGTCAGTATCCTTTCCTGTCGTAGTCGTAGTCCTCCGCGTTGTCCAAGGAAGTGATCCCGCGCTGGTGCAGCCTCAGCAGCACTCCGTCTATGTACTTCCAGTCGCCGGGCTTCCCGGCGTTCATGGCCTGTTCAAAGGCGTACATCAGCAGCCGTTTTCTCTCCTTGGGGAAGACCACGCTGTATTCTCCGGTTTCGGTCTGCACCTGCTGATAGGTGGCAAAGAAGACCTTGGTGGTGTCTGCCTTGGTCGGCTCCCGCTTCGTGAATCTGGAGAAGATCGCAGAGGTCAGAGCTGCCGTCTCGCTGATATTGTCCTCGTCCACTCCGAAGAAGACCGTGGGATCGAGCTGACGATCCAAGAGATATTCGTCAACATCGTTTTCTGCGTCCTCGCGCACGCGCGTACCACCATCACCAGAGAAATCTATAATCTTTTCTTTTCTATCCTTACCTTGACTATCCTCTCCTGACCTCTCCTTACCTACCCTTACCTGGGTATCCCGTTTGTCTACCGGTGGTATGTCATTTGGTATACCAGCATTCCCGGCCTGATAATCGGCGGGTGAAACCTCTGGGAGCCGATCGGCCTCGGCGGGGGCGGCAGGGAGTAGAGGGTGGTCGGTATAGACGCCATTCTGTTTGACATAGAGCTGGCGCTTCTCCTCTTGGTAGAGCGTCGGCGTGTATCTGTCGCCCCGGACAAAGTTGTTGATGCGCCAGTGCTTGATCACGACCACGCCGCTGTCAAAGGCGAGGATGAACCGCTTCATCAGCAGGATCTTCATATCATCGTCAGCAGCCCCGACGAGCCTCTGGACTCGCCGGGCGTTGCTGACAAATCCGTCATCATCGGCATTCATGCCGAGGTGGAAGTAAAGAGCCTGCGCAGAAAGCGGCATCTCAATGAAAGCGTCCGTGTTGACGATCTTGAGCGAGAACATTCTGCGCTGTGCCATTCACTCACTCTCCAATCGTTCAGAACGGGAGTTCGCCGTCTACATCCTCCAGCTCAGAGAATCCCGCTCCGGTGGAGCCATAGGGATCCGCACTTTCCGGGGGCGGCGCGGCGTTCTGGCCGTCCTTCTTACTGTCGCCGAAGTACATGTTATCGACCACGACCTCAGCACTCCGGCGTTTGTTGCCGTCACGGTCCGTCCAGTCCCGCAGCTGCAGCCGCCCGGACACCACGGCCATGCGGCCCTTGCTGAAATACTTATTGGCAAACTCCGCCGTGGAGCGCCATGCCACGCAGTCGATAAAGTCGGTCTGTTTCTCTGCGCCGTCTTTGCCGGAGAAGTCCCGGTCAACGGCCAGCGTGAAGCTGGCCACCGGCGTCTGGCTCTGGGTGTACCTGAGCTCCGGATCGCGGGTCAGGCGTCCCATGAGGACGATGTGGTTAAGCATCCTCGTCACCGTCCGTTTCGGGCTTGTTGGCGGTTATAACCGGCTCGTAGATATCACGAACGACACGGACATACTCGGACAGGCGGTAGCTCTCCTCGGCCTTGTAATAGCCCAGGATACTTTCCAGAAGCGTCCTGGCAACGATGAGGTGTTCGTATTCCTCAGTGGTAACGGTGACCGTGCCGGTCATGGCGACGATGATCTCCTTGTTCTCGTTCTCGTTCACTTTGCAAGCTCCTTTCTGCTGCAGATGTCGATGACGGCCTTGCATTCGGCCACATCGAACATACCGATGTGTGTCTTCTTGTATGGGATGCCCATCTGCTGGGAGAGCCAGCGATAGGCGGCGTCTCTGTCTCCCTTGAAGCGCCCGTACTTCCAGAGCGGGTCAAACGCTTCGTGGGCGAGGTTCTTCCAGTGCCGGAGCTCCGCGTTGGCCAGCCTGCCGAGTGGCTTTATACCGCCCTTGTGACAGCCCACCCACGCGAGGTCTTTCCGGCAGATCCACATCTTGTGGCCGTAGCTCCTCCCGTAGATCTCCTTGCTGTCCACCAGCTCCGCAGGCTGGTGACAGTAGGGGCAGATGACTTTCACGGGCTCCATGCCTCCTTGTACCTCTCGATTTGCTCCGGCGTGTCGGTGTCTATGCCGAGGCGCCGGGCCTCGGTGATCGTCCCGTCAATCAGGCGGGACATTTCCTTCGTGTCCAGGGCGTGCGTCCGCTTATAGAACAGGTAGCAGTTATAGGTCTTGCCCTCCAGCTCCATGCTCTTGAACCAGCGGGTGTAGGGGTAGAAGTCATCGATGTCGGCAGCTTCCGGGAGCATCGCCCCCAGGGTGTTGCCGTTCTCGTCCTTGGCCAGAGCGCCGTACTGCACCACCATCATCCGCTTGACCTCATCATCGCTGAGGCTCATGGCCTCAGCGATCTTGTTGACGAGGACGTGGAAGTAGGCGTTTGCATCCTTGCTCCGGGGCTCCCGCCACTTCTTGATGGAGAGGTTTACGTCGTTCTCTTTGAGGGCGTCGAAGCTCTCCCGGAAGTCCTGGGTGACTGTGATCGTGATGTGCTGCTCACCGTGGGCACCGAAGGTCAGGTCTTTCAGCCGGCCTCTCATGAGGTCTCCCACTTCGCTTTGTAGAGGTCAAACAGTCCCATGGCCGTGATGGAGGTCTTGAACTCGGCAATGATGTCTCCGATGAACGGGGTGATCTGCCGGGTGTACGTCTCCACATAAAGGTCGGTGCCGTCGCTGACAAGGTATCTGAACTCTCTGGCCTCCGGGACGAGGTAGAAGTAGGCCGGGTGCTGGGGGCTTTCGAGGTAGCTGCCTGCGAGGTCCAGACTGCCGAAGCTCTTGACCTTGTACTTCACGTCGAAGATGATGCCGGCTTTCAGCACATCCAGTACGCCGTGGATCAGGAAGCGCGTGCCATCAACGGTGATCGGTCTCTTGACGCTGACCTGCACCTGACCGCCGCGGATGATGTCGGCGACCTGCCGGATGCCGGATTCCCACTTGGGATAATCGGGGTGAGGCTTTCCGGCAGCTTCGGCATACGCAGCCCGCTCAAAGTCAATGCCGGCCTGCATGGCCTCATTTGCGGGGATGGGCTCACGGTTGAGGGAGCGCATGAAGTCCTCCTTGGCCTGCTCCTGTCCGTCCTCCCAGCAGTTGAACATGTAGCCCCACGAGGAAAGCAGACTTTGCGTGATGAGCAGCACGGTCAGCCCTCCTTCTTTTCCTCCGGCGCGGGGGTGTACTTCTTCAGCACGGAATCCCAGAACAGGCCGAGCTCCTTGATCTTGGAGTTGAACATGACGCCGACCTCTTTCTTGGAGGTCAGAGCGTGCTCGATGCCGTTGATCAGCGGCATGGCCGCGTTGGCTGTGTCCACGTCGGTGATGCCGGCGACGATCTCCGTGCCCTTGGCAATGGCCGCGTCGTACTTCTCCTTGAGCGGGAGGTATTCGGCGTTCTCCGCGGCGATGTTCGCCTTGGCCTTGTCAAAGAGACGGGTCAGAAGATCATCGGGGACGTTCGGGTTGAGGACGGGGATGGTGTAGCTGCCGTTGATGCCGTGGCAGCCCTTGGCGAAGAACTCCTGCTCCGGAGAGAAGAAGACCTTGCGCTCCTGGCCGATCATCTGGATGTAGCCGCCGAAGTCGCAGGGGGTCCAGACGATGTTCTTGGCCGCGCCTTCGCACATGAGGCGCTGCTGGGTGTTGCCGTCCTTGTCCGTCTTCTCCTCCGTGTGGAAGATGTAGATCAGGTTCTTGTTCATCACATCCCGGACCATGCCGGTGAAGCGGATGAACTCGCTCTTGACGGCGCCGAAGCCTTTCAGAGAAATAGCGCCGTTCTTCTGCTTGTTCACGGAGGGATTGGAGCGCATCGCCCAGTCCTGGAGGAAGGTCACGAAGCTGCCGCCCGTATCGATCACGATGGTCTGGCAGTCGGCAATGACCGGGGATTTGAGGTCTTCCAGCACCTCTTCGTAGGTATTCATGGTGATGACCGCCTTGGCCAGACGGCGGTGCTCCGCCTTGATGCGGGAGATACCGCGGTCGAAGTCGATCAGAACGGGATCCGGCGCGGAGAGGGCCAGCGTGGTCTTGCCGACACCGGGGGAACCGTAGAGGATCATGGCGAATTTCTTATCTCCGAAGGTCATTTCATTGGGTACGTTAATCATTGTCTGCTCCTTTCAAATTCGGGTATTTCTTGATGAACTGGTCATAGACCTGCTGAATGATGTTGTCGGGGATGCCCACGATATCCGGCTCACCGTCGCGCCAGCCCTGCTGGACAATGGCGATGTTCCCGACGATGGGGTGGCCGTGCTGAGGAGTGCCGTAGAGGATGCTGCCGGTAACATTGAGGGGCAGCTCGTAGAGCAGTCCTTCCTCGTTGCAGACGAACATCAGCGGGTCCTCCAGATTCATGGGCCGGACGGTCTCGATGTAACCGCCGACGATTTTCTGCAGGCCGTCCAGAATCATGCCGTCCACGACCTCCAGCTCCTTTATGGAGATCGTATTGTCAGTGGTGATGACGATTACTTTTTCAGTCATCGAAGCTCCTTTCCGGGAAACACTCTTCGACGTCCCATGCGTCCTTGGTATCAACGCACTCGTCACATCCGAAGATGTCTCCGTCCTTATCTCGGTAGATGGTTTCGCACTCGGCACCGCAGATCGGGCAGCGCGGGTACTCCGGCTCTTTGCCGTCCGGGTAGCCGGTGCGCTCCAGGTTGCGGATCACGGGGTGGTCTGGAATGTCATACATCGGGCTCATCCTCCAGCAGCTTCATGATCCTGTCGTAGAGCCAGGCCTGCACGGACTCGAAACCGTCCTTGTCCACCCTCACGACCAGCTTGGCGTAGTCCTTGGGCGTCATGCGGAAGGTGAGCTTCCTGCCAAGCTTCCGGTTGTCCTTCTTCCGTACGGGCCTTGCAATCTCGCTGCGAGGCTCTGCAAGGTCGCTGCAAGGCTCCTCAAGGGGAAGCTCAGGCGGCGTTATGCCGTAGGTGTCGCAGATCAGCCGGAGGCCGTCCGGGTGAATGACGATGCCGTACTTGTCCGGGGCCTGACACTGAGCCAGGAGCTGCCGGTTGAACTTCGGGAAGCTCTCCCGCACCACAAGGGCGATCTCTTTGCCCTGGGCTCCGGTGCTCTGGCAGATGTCGCGCAGCTGCAAGCAGTCGTTGACATCGGGCCAGGTCGATGATAAGATAGGAGTTACAGATCCATCGCGCTTTGAGGGTGTCCCCGTGCCAGCGGGGGCGCCTTCTTTTTTGCACTCGCAGATTTCGCCCGGGTCAAGATGCGCTCCGCACTCGGGGCATTCTCGGTACATCACTTCTTTTCACCTCCTCTCCGTTTGGCCAGCCACGCCTGGTACTTTTCCTCGGCTCCCGGAAGAGAGAAGACCTGCTCGACGAGCAGAAGCGCCGCCTTGCCGAGCTCCTCCTTCCGGAACTGCGGAATTTGGGAAGTGTCGATCTGGATTTTCTGAATACAAGCCGCAGAGCTCATATCATCCCTCCTTTCAGGTGTCTAAAGCTTTAGGCACTTCCCTCAAAAAAAAGAGCCGAGACAGTGGTGTCGAGGGCAGCTGCAAGCTTCACGAGGGTGCGGGACGATACATTCTTTCCCGCGTCCGTCTCGATCATTGAGATAGTCTGCCGGCTGACACCGCTCTTCGCGGCCAGTTCCTCCTGCGAAAGTCGCAGTTCCTCTCTACGCTCTTTGACTCTCCATCCCATTCCGTTCACCTCCTTCCGAGACTGTCTAAAGCATTTGACACTCCGATAGTACACCCTTGCAAATCGGCTGTCAAGTATTTTGGGCAAGATTGTCTAAAAAATTTGGCGTTTCACATTGACATTTCTGTTCTCCCCATGTAAAATACATTTGTCAATGTCGGGAGGCGAAGATGATGACGCTCTCAGAGTTTATCATTAACTATAGAAAAGATCATGGCATTTCCCAGCGGCGGCTTGCGGATCAGTGCGACCTGTCTGCCGGTTATATTTCACTGATAGAGAAGGAGATCAACCCGCAGACCGGGAAGAAGATGGTCCCTACGCTGCCGGTGCTCGACAAGCTTTCGAGAGGGATGGGTATGTCCCTGGATGATCTTCTTTCGAGCTGCGATGATATGCCGCTGAGCCTGTCTGACAAAACCGCCCTCGTGAACGAGGACGGCCTTGACGTTCTGGACGCTGAGATCCTCGCAATCGTCACGAATCTGTCTCCTCGGAAGAAGCAGGAAGCTCTCGGCTTTCTCCGTTATCTTGAAGCACGAGAAGATACTTAAACAGCTCCCAAATTTCCTCCTTAGTCAGTTTCCGTAGGATGCGACGAATGATGAGAAACTCCTTTGAACTAATCATCTTGCCCACCTCATCTCTGAATTCTGCCATAACGGACAGTGAGAGAATTATACAATTCTGCGGTTCTCTATGACCCTTTTCGTCAGATTATAACGCTCGTCGGATTTCGGACCACTAAATATAGTAGCCGCCCGGGAGGGGCGGCACAAATCGGAGGTAGCGCATGATTATCACAACGACGCCCAGCATCGACAGGAAGCAAATCACGGAGTACCTCGGCCTCGTCAGCGGCTGCGTCATGGTCGCATTCCCGGGCGGAGCAAAAGCGGTCCAGCGCGGCTGGGATGCCGGCGCTTCTGCCGCTACCGCAGAGATCCAGCGCCAGGCTGAGCAGCTGGGCGCTGACGCCATTGTCGGCGTGAAGATCGATGTCAGCAAGGACTATCTGTACGCCACGGGAACGGCTGTAAAGATATCTTGATATCATTCTGACCGGAAGGGGGTGGCAGGGTGCCACGGAAGAAAAAGGACGAGCCAGCTCAGAGCGTGGATCAGATGGCCGTCATATATGCCCGGTACTCCAGCCACAGCCAGAAGGAGGAGAGCATCGAGCAGCAGGTCGAGGAGTGTACGGCCTTCGCCGCGCAGACCGGCCTGAAGGTGCTCCGGGTGTACGCGGACAAGGCCCTCTCCGGCAGGACGGACAAGCGGCCTCAGTTCCAGAAGATGATGCGGGACGCGGAGAAGAAGGAGTTCGGCATCGTCATCGCCTACAAGAGCAACCGTATCGCCAGGAACATGCTGCAAGCTCTCCAGTACGAAGCGAAGCTGGACCTGTTCGGCATCCGTACGCTTTATGCCAAGGAGGAGTTCGGGAACACCGCAGCCGGCCGCTTCGCCCTCCGGACGATGATGAACGTCAATCAGTTCTACTCCGAGAACATGGCCGAGGACATCCGGCGCGGCATGAGGGACAACGCCGAGGCCTGCAAGGTGAACGGTGCGATCCCGCTCGGCTATGTCAAAGGCCCGGATGGGAGGTATGCCATCGAGCCGAAGGAAGCCGAGCTCGTCCGGGAGATCTACGATAAGGTATTCGCCGGAGAAACGCTGATCTCTATCGCGAACGAGTTCAACACCAGAGGTCTCACCACAAAGCAGGGGCACCGCTGGAACAAGAACTCATTTCACCGTATTCTGTCGAATGACAATTATATCGGCGTCTACCGTCACTCCGGTTTCGTGAAGGAGGACGGCATACCGCCGATACTGGAAAAGGAGGTGTTCTACGCCATGCAGCAGCACCTTGACAACAAGCCCAGGCCGAGAGGCCGGCAGCACTGCTACACCGAATATCTGCTTGCCGGGAAGCTGTTCTGCGGATACTGCAAGACGCAGATGGTAGGCATATCCGGAAAGACGCGAGACAGCGGTCCGCAGTATTTCTACTACCAATGCAACAAGCGACGATTGGATAAGGCCTGCAAGAAGGAGAACGTCCGGAAGGAATGGATCGAAACCACGGTGGCCATGCTGACGCAGAAGTACATCCTCCAGGACGATGTGATCGAGTGGATCGCGAACAGCGCCATGGAGGTTTTGTTCGACGCCGGGAAAGAGGCCGAGATCGTGGCCATGGAGGACGAGCTGGCCGAGACCAGGAAGGCCATCAAGAACATCATGACCGCCATCGAGCAGGGCATCTTCACCGCCACCACGAAGGACCGGCTGCTGGAGCTGGAAGAAGAAGCCGCCACCTTGGAGCGATCGATCACGCTGGCCAAGGCGGTGACGCGGGACAAGACCATCGACAAGGAGCGCCTCATCTTCTCCATGGAACAGCTCCGAGACGGAGACGTCCGGAGCGCAGAGTTCCAGAAGCGATTGATAGACACCTTCGTCAAAGCCGTGTATCTCTGGGATGACCGGATCGAGATAGACTACTACTACACCGGGCAGCAGAACAAGGTCACAGTTGCTCTTGAAACGCTTTCCGGTGGCCAGGGCGAAGCTCAGGCAGAAGTCCGTACAAGCACCCCCGAGGCCCACCACAAGAGAGCTGTACGGACCGAAGACGGTGAGACAGTGGTAATCATCCTCACCGCAGAGGCAATCGTACTCCTCGCCCCGCTCCATGTCAGCGGGTAAAATGAAAGAGAGTAGTATTCCATCTATGGGTACTACTCTCTTTTTGTTTCTCTCCGGGATCCCTCCATAACCTATTTCGTGATAATCCGACAATTCCCTGCAAAATCCAAGCAAATGCGATAGATTATCACTAAAGGAGCGGCACGCGTATGATTAAGATTTTACTGTCCAGGAAGCTTGGCGAGCTTCGCTGGTCACAAGCAGAACTGGCCCGGGCTACGGGCATCAGGCCAACAACCATCAACGAGTATTATCACGAACTGGCCGAGCGGATCAACCTGGAGCATCTGGACCTCATTTGTGAGGTCTTGAAGTGCGACCTCAGCGAGATCATCATCAGGGTTCCGAATCCCATTCCGAAGATCGAATCCACGAAGGCCGGAAACAAAGTACATAGTCCGTGATAGTGCTGCCCTTCACAGGCTCAGGTGTTACCGCACCTGGGCCTGTTTTCATGCAGTGACATTCTTCCCGTCCGGGAACGAAAAGCCTACCAGCGCCGTGGCTCCCAGCGCAGCAGCTATCTTCTGCCACTCCTCAACGGTAAACTTCCCGGTGTTCAGACGCTTGTTGAGCAGCTGCGGCGACCAGTCCAGACGCCGGGCAAGCTCGGAATTTGTAATCCCTGCGTACGCTACGCCCATCTCTACGATTTGCCTTGCTGTCATGTCCATCCCTCCTTGTCTGCTATCTTAAACCATACGGGCGAAATTGTCAACGAAAAATTTTCAATTTTCCCCTAAAAAGTTAAAATAAAGGGTTGACAAATTAAACCGTTTGGTTTATAATGATACCAGAAAGAGACGAGAGGAGGTGGTAAAAATGAGCGACCAAGAAAAAGCCCTGCACGAGCTTCTGAAGCTTATCGCTGATCATCCAGAGTTGGCAGACCGGATCACGATCACGATTAAGCCCAGCAAGGTCAAGCAGGGCGAAGCCGAGAAACCGAAGAAGTAACCCGGCTGAGGGGGAGAGGAAATCTCCCCTCCCCCTCAAGATAACACAGCCGGACACGAAATACAAGAGAGGGGTACGAAAAATGTACGACATGATGAAGAAGCAGAACCTGGGCGTTGAGATCGAGCTGACCGGGATCACCCGCCAGAAGGCCGCGAAGGTTATCTCCACCTACTTCGGCGGCACCGCCATCAATCACCTTTGCGACGGCTATGACAGCTGGACGGCAAAAGACCGCCAGGGCCGCACCTGGAAGTGCAGCCGCGACATCTCCATCCGGCCCGAAGCCAAGGTCCGCGGAGCGATCGAAAGCCGGCCCTCCGGTCGCACCTCCACCGACCTGCGCTGCGAGATCGTGACCCCGATCCTCCGCTACGAGGACATCGAAGATCTGCAGAACATCGTCCGGGAGCTCCGCAAGGCCGGGGCCATCGCAAACGACAGCTGCGGCATCCACGTCCACGTTGACGGAGCCAACCACACGCCGGACAGCCTGACCCGCCTGCTGAACTTCGCCGTTGGCCGTCAGGACCTGTTCTACGAAGCCCTCCAGATCGGGGCCAACCGCTCCGGCCGGTGGTGCAAGAAGGTGAACGCCGCCGTGTTCAAGGCCATGAAGAAGACCGAGGGCCTGGACCGGAGCCAGACCGAGCGCATCTGGTACAGCCAGCTGAACGACGGCTACTGCGGCGGTATCAACCACACCCACTACAACGACACCCGCTACCACGGCATCAACCTCCACGCTTTCTTCACCAAGGGCACGGTCGAGTTCCGGCTTTTCAACGGCACCACCCACGCCGGGAAGATCAAGGCCTACGTTCAGTTCTGCCTCGCCATGAGCGCCTGGGCGATTGCCTGCCCCGACAACAACCTCTACTTCCGCTCCACCGCTTCCATGACCACCGAGCAGAAGGGCAAGCTGATGATGAGCGTCCTGACCAACCGCCTGGGTCTGACCGGAGCCGAGTTCAAGACCTGCCGGGAGCACCTGACCGCCGCCTTCGCCACCAGCGAGACCGCCGTCGCCTGACAAATACGATCCCGCCCCGGAGGTCACGAGGGCAAAGGAGAAGATCATGTATATCTATAAGTTCACTATCGAAGCGGTCCGTGAGCGTTTCATGGAGCCACCCCTGCACGACACTTCTGAGCACTACATCGCCGCCTACTCTTACGATCAAGCCCACAGCCATGTATGGGGAATGCTGAATCGGGCCGGATGGAAGGTCAACAAGATCACCGGGAAAGAAATCTTTTTGCAGGACATCCGCGATGCCTGCGACCACACCACTGACTAAGGAGGAACTGACATGAACAAGATTCGCAGAAAGAGCTTGCAGGAGATCATCGACCAGATCGACCAGCTGAGGGAAGACCTGGACACCCTCAAAGAGGAGGAAGAAGAGTACCGGGACAATATGCCGGAGAATCTGCAGGGCAGTGAGAAATATGAGGCCGCGGAAGAGGCCTGCGATGCCCTCGACAGCGCCGTGAGCTGCCTGGAGGATGCCATCACCAACATCGAGGAGGCGATCGGATGAGCAGGAAATACTACCTCGCCTACGGCAGCAACCTGGACGTCGATCAGATGCTCCGGCGCTGCCCGGAGGCCATCCAGATCGGGAGCTCCACCATCGAGGACTATGAGCTGGTGTTCCGGGGCAACTCCCGCCGCTGCGGGGTGGCCAACATCGAGCCTTGCGGGGACGGCGTATCCGTCCCCGTGGGGATCTGGTCGATCACGGAGCGGGACGAGGCCGCGCTTGATCGATACGAGGGCTGGCCGTGGCTCTATGAGAAACAGACGTTCAGCGTCCGGGTGAAGGGCAAGACGATATCCGCCATGGCCTACATCATGACGCCCGGCCACCGGATAGCCGCTCCCACCCGCGCATACCTCGACACCATCCTCCGGGGATATGATGACTTTGGATTTGACGCCGCTCCGCTGCTGGAGGCGGCAGACAACGCAGGAAGGAGATTTCACGCATGAGCAGAGATTGGACGAAAGAGGAGCTGCAGGCCGCAAGCGAGGCCATGAAAGCAGCCGGCCAGATGACCTATGAGGAGTTCAACGCCTGGCTGATCATCACGCACTTCGGGAAGGAACAGGCGGACGGGGATCACTACTGCCCCCGCTGCGGGAAGTTCACCGTCAAAGACCGGCTGCACACCAACGCCCTGAGCCGCCACGCCCACGTCTATGTGTGCGACGCCTGCGGGACGGATGAGGCCATCCGGGACTTCACGCATCAGGTTCTTCCTCTGGAGGAATGGGCCATCGTGGAGCGAGAGCGCCATGAGGTAGATTAACGCCTCCTCTCAGCCCATCAGGGCGGTTATAACCGCAGTTTCCGAGCATAGCCGGGTAAGCGCATGTCCGTGGGAAACGCCGCACAGAGGGCCACGGAGGGCAACAAAAAAAACACCCCCTCAGCAGGATCGCAAAATCCTGTCGAGGGGGTGCTTCTCATATCTCCGGATTATCGTCGGAGTTCTCAATGAAGTTGTGCGCTTTGGCCGCGTCGTAGGTGATGCCGCCTTCCTTGTGGTCGGACTTTGCCATGTTCAGATAGCAGCTGCAGACCACGCCGTGCGCGGACCACGGCAGGCCGACCATGACGGAGAGCCACGGAAGGGCGCCCATGTAGTCCTTATAGATACAGTAGCCGGAGAGCAGCAACACTCCGGCAGTCACCAGCCAGAGCAGGCCGCGGATGTCGGAGATTAGGCGCTTGGAGTAATCCAGCTTGCGCGTTCTGCGTTTCTTCAACCTTCTCATAGCTTCGTCACGTAGTCCAGGGAAATCCAGCCCGCGCCGGACTTTAGCTTGCCCCATCCTTTGACGCTGCCGGGACCGGCCGCTTCTTCGGTGATCGTGAAAACGCCCTTGCCTGTCACGAGCCCCGTCTTCGCGTACGTCGTGCCCGGACCTTTGCGGATATTGAGATCGGTGATCTTGATGTTCACCTTGTAGGGCTGCATTGCGTGGGCCGGCGTATAGACGGCCTTGCCGGAGGCGTCAAAGACAGAGTAGCCCGGATTCTTGTCAGCACATTGCTTCGCATTGGCAAGCACCTTGTAGGCGCCCTTTTGCGTCGCGATGTCCTTCCAGGTCTTGCGGACCCGGTAGAGCTCCGGAACGGCGTTCGTCGGTTCGGAAGTCGAGCCGCCGAGCTGCGCCGTGACCTTTGCGGACAGTTCACTCATGCGGGCGAACATCCAATCGCCAGGGCAACTCTTCGAGGCAAACCACCGATGGACGGTCAGCAGCATTTCGTCGGCTGCGGGATTGTAGGCCAGTGCCTGATCCTTGTCGCTGATCCAGATGAGCTTGGCCTTGCCGTTCCTCTGGCAGATATCAACGCAGAGCCGGATCAGCGTCTGATAGACCACATCCCGGAATGCATAGGGCTCTTTGGTGTCGGAGGCGCACTCGATGGTGACGGCTCTCTGGTCGTTGGCATTGCTGGAGGAACACCAGCTGCGGTTTTTCTCCTCCACATACAAGCCGATCCTGCCGTCCTTATCGATGCCGTAGTTGCTGGACGCTTTCGTCGATTTCTGGTAGAACCACTCGCCGAGGCCTTCAGCGGTACACTGCCCTACCACGCAATGAGGCGTGATGCGGTCAATGGCCTTCGTCCTCGTCCCGGAGTGATTCGGGCTCAGTTTGGTGTATGCCACCAGGGGGCTGTTGCTCATGATCATTCCTCCTGTTTCAGCTGATAGACGGCGCTCTCGATCAGAGCGTCAAGCTTAGCGGCATCCACAGTGACGCCATGGGATTCCAGCCATTCCATGACATATTCCTTCTTCGCCTCGCCCCGGCCGGAGCCGTTGAAGATCTGCTCCGCAGCCGCGACGGCGATCTTGACCAGCGCGAGGATCGTGGCCTGCTGCTCGTTGGTGGTCTTGCTCCGGATGTACGGGATGACCACGGCGGTGATGATGGCGGCGATCAGAGCAATGACCGCCTCGATAATGGGAGTGATGTTCATGTTCGTCCTCCTCAGAGAAAATCATGTTTCTGCAGGCGCTCATCATATACCCGGCCGATGTGACCGATGGCATGGATGGCGCGGTTGTTCTTGTACTCCGGATGTGTCTGGCAGTAGTCCTCATAGAAGTCGATCTCCGCCAGAATCTCGATGAAGTCCTCCTCCGTGTGAGGGATGTCCCGGAGCAGCTCGTTATTGAATTGCAGGATGCGCTGACGGTGACTGTCCGCGTTCCGTTCATCGTCCATCCGGATATGCTCGTCCAGGGCTTCCCGCGTGTCCTTCTGGCCCTTCTTCACATCGTCGAGCTCATGGAGCACGTCGGTGTTGATGGCCTTTCCGAGCCACTTGGCAATGGCCGACCACGGATTGATTTTGATGGGGGCGATCTGGATCACCGTCATCAGGAGCAAGAGCAGCCCGCCCCCATTCAACAGAATCTCTTTTAGGCTCATTTTTTCTCCTTACATCAAAAGAGCAACCGCCGAAACGGTTGCTCTCTGCATCATGTGTTTTTTCAGTTTTGACTGCGCCGGACGAGAACGAAGTCCTCCAGCACCTTTCGCCGCAGCTCCTCGCAGTCGGCGTGTTTCATCAGGCCGAGGTATGAGGTTATGACCTGCTGGCAGTATTCAAGGGGAAGCTCCCCGGTTGAGTAGTGTTCCATGACATAGGCCAGATGGCGCTTCATCTGGAGGGACGTGCTTTTCCTGAGCTCGATCCTGTCCGGTGTGACTATCCTCCCGACGAACTCCACGCGGTGCCCGACCGGGACCACGGCCGTCTTGTTGTTCAGCTGCAGCCCGAAGTGCTCCCGGAGGTAGTTGTCCGTTTCCCCGATGATGTCCCATGCCTGGTCTTTCGATTCGCAGAGGAACGGCATATCGTCCATGTACCGCTCATAGAACGGGACGCGGAGCTCCCGCTTGATGAAGTGATCCACGGGCGTCAGCACGACGTTGGCGGTCATCTGACTGATCAGACTGCCGACCTGCATTCCGATTCCCGCTATCCGCTCTGCTGTGGTGACGTCGGTGCAGTAGAGCGGCAGGCCGAAGGGCCTACCGTCGCAGCGGATCGCCGTCTCCAGAAACCACATCATGTCCGGGTCATTCAGAGGCCGGCCAAGCTCACGGAGCTGTACTTCAATCGGAATCCGGAAGAAGAACTTGGCCACGTCCATTTTGCCGACGTACCAGCCCTTGCCCTCCACCATCTTCATCCAGTGCTGCAGCTGCGTCACTGCTTTCAGCGTTCCCCGGCCGGGGATGCTCCCGTATGAATGCTCATAAAAGGAGCGGGAGTAAATCGGCCAGAGCACCTTATAGGCGGCGCAGTTTACCACCCGGTCATAGAACGGAAGCGCGTGGATCAGCCTCAGCTTCGGGAAGTATTCATAGAAGGGATAGAGCTGCCCCGGCTCGTACATCTTCCATTGGAGCCGGTTTACTGCGTCGATGAGGTTTTCTTCGAGGTGGGCGGAGTAGTCCAGCACTGCCGCCTTGTACCGCTTCTGACGGCGGGCAAGGAGGTAGCCGTCGTACAGGTTATCGAAGGTTGCGAACTGCTCGAAAACATGCGAGTGCTTTTCCATACCGCCCAGTCTCCCCGAAGGCCGTTCCTTACAGGCGCCGTGCCCGGAGGCCGGAACGCCGGTGTCTCGGCATATCATTTTCCTGCCATTGCTGACCGAGGAAACAGGCCCCTTTATCATCGTTGCGCTGGCGCATACCCGTGAGCATGACACATCTGGCCGGACGATGAAGCGGCGCGGAAGCCCCTGTTCGTGTTCGTGTCGGTGCGGCCGTTGTTGCCGTTGAACGAGGCGAAGCCGTAGGAGTTGGACGAGTTGTAGTTGCCACCACGGTTGAAAGAGCGCATCCGGCCTGTTCCCTATGATGAGGATTTCTGGCCGTTGACAGCTTTCAGCCAGCCCCCGATCATCTTTCCGATCTCCACCAGCTTGTCGGACCATACCCCGTAGGTGTGGACGGAGATATAGTGCAGATCGCAGGAGAGCCGAATGTAGACCATGAGCTTTTCGTTGGCCACGTCCATCTCCTGCAAGGTGGATTTCTTGAAGTATTTTTTCTTCGCCTCGATGCACCGCTCCAAGAGGATATCCATCTGCTTCTTGATGTCGGCGACCAAGGTGAACTTTTCGCTTTTCGGGAACTGAGCCGTAATCGGGTAGGCGTAGAGCATCATGTCATAGATTTTCTGCTGGATTTTCAGATCTTCTGCCATGATGCCGCCCTCGCTCCCGAAAAGTAGATTGATTATACTCGACGGGAGCGAGGTATGCGGGCGTTCGGTAGAAAATAACGGAATACGTTATGCTGAAAAAATTAGCGCGACCGCGCTTCGCGCGGTGAGAGGACGGAGGCCCCGCTACCGCGGGGCCGTCAGGTCACAGTCAGGCAGAGGGCAGATTCACAAAAGCGGCGCGGAAGCCCCTGTCCGTGCCCGCGTCGGAGCGGCCGTTGCCGCCGTGGAACGAGGCGAAGCCGTAGGAGCTGGACGAGCTGTAGTAGCCACCACGGTAGAAAGAGCGCTCAGACTGGCCGTTGTTGATATAGCATCTGCTATAGGTGGTGATCAGAGAGCTGGCACGCGGCAGCAGGCCCAGAGCGCGGAGCACCGTCTTTGCGGCGTCGCTGATGTTGGCAGTGCAGGTGATGTCCTTGAACAGACAATAGACACCGCTGTCGGCCTGATTGCTGATGGTGGTGTCATACTGAATCTTGCTGGACACATAATCGCACTTGATGGAGCCGGTGGTCGTGCCGGAGCCGTTGGGAGTGATCAGGCTACCGTCAGACGCATCAATGGCCATCCAGGTCGTAGCGGCGGCGGTCTGCGCGTTCGCGCTGTCGGCGGCGTTGTTGTTGACCAGGACCTGCAGCTCACCGTACACGGTGCGGATGCCGCCCGTCCACTCGAAGCCGTTGCCGCAGAGATCAGCGATTCCGGAGGGCGTCTGATCGTGATACCAGGTCAGAGGACCGGTGCCACCTGCGGTATGCAGCGTATTGCCGGAGCCGTCCTTCGTCATGGGGATGGCCTTGTAGTTGGTCTCAGTGTGCCACTTGCCGTAGGCGCAGTTGCCCAGAGGGATGAAGCCGTTGTTCTCGCACCAGTTGATCAGCGCGCCCCACTCCATGGCGGTCATCAGGTGCCACCCGGTGCCCTTGTTCGCGCAGTATTCAAGAGCCTTGTCAAAGGTCATGTTGTTGCCATAATCCTGGCCAGGCAGAGAATAGCCGCGATTGTTCTTGACGATGTTCATGTACTTGGAGATATAGATCGCATCGACCTCCTGCCCGTTCACGATGAACGCGGGGAAGGTGGCGGTGCTGGCGCCAAGCCCCACTTCGGCAAAGGTGAACTTCGGGATCTTCACCATGACGGAGGGCATGCCCTGATCGTCATAGAGGATCTCGTTGTTGGGGCAGACGGCTTTCAGAGCCAGGTTGGAAAGGTCAAAATTCGCAGGCATAGTTTTTTACTCCTTTCTCATTCAATGCTCCACAGAGAGAGCGTAACCTTGTCCATGTCCAGGGGAAGCGGGGTGACGGTCTGCTCCTCGCCTTCGCCCTCGGTCTCATACTCGATGGGCGGGATGTCGAGCTCGGCGACATAGGCGCGGCCGGCAGCGGCGCCGATCACCAGCTCACCGTTGTTGTCGAAGCATACATCGATGTGCTCGGGATCGTCCTTCTGCCGCTTCTGCAGATTGATGGTCAGGTCATCGTCAAAGCAAATCTTCTTGCCGATGACTTCATACGGGATTTTCGGCCCGACGTTTTTCTCTACGATGATCATTCTGTGAATCCTCCAATCACAATATAGTCCACAACGACAGAGCTTGCGCTGCCGGTGCAGTTGAGTTTGAAGCCGTTTACCAGCTTGTCAGATACTTCGATCTCGCCGGGGTTTCCGCTTGCGGATTTGATCTGGCAGATAACCGCGTATTCCGTATCCGGAAGCGGAGTATTGAGGGAGACCGACACCTTGCTGTTGTTGAACGGGAACTTCTCGGAATTGGTCAGTGTCACGGTTCCCGTCTGGTGGCTGACGCCGCGGTCATTCCAATTCTCTTCGTTCTGCCGGATGTAGTTCAGAAGCAGGCCGACAGAAATCTGCCGATCGAACAGGTCAGAATCGTCGTTGACAAAGATGATATCAGCAATCGCTTTGTCGGTGTACTTCTTCGACAGGAGATAGGTCAATACATCCACGGCCTACACCTCCCGCCAGACGTTATCGAGACCCAGCGCATAGATGTGCTGGTAGTCCTTGGTCCACGCCTTGCTGTCAACGTCTGCAACCTCGCCGTCGCTGTTCGGGACAGTCGTGGGCAGGTTGTTCTTGTCGGACGTGGAATCCATCTGGAACTCCCGATACGATGCGGACTTGCCGGGTCCGCCTTTGGTAACAGTCCTGATACTCATAGGTTTTCCTCCCTCCGTCAGAATGTGGCAGTCTGCGGAATGACCGCCCATGCAACGGTGACACTCGGCGCGCTCCCTGTGCAGGAGAGCTTGAAGCCGTTGGTGAGCTTGTCGCTGACCACGACCTCGCCCACGTTCCCAGAGAACGCCGTCACTTTGGTCTGGACCTCGTAATAGGCGTTGTCCAGCGTGGCGCCGATGCTCACGCTCTGCGCTGCGGAGTGGAACGGGAACTCCTCCGCATTCGTAAGAGTTGCGGTGCCGGCATAGACGGCGTTCACCTTGCCGAGCCATTTCAGGACATCATCCTGTGTCCAGCCGTTCTGACGTGCAAAGTTGAGCAGAAGCGCAGCGGCGGTGTGGGCATCAACAATACCGGATTCGATGTTGTTGAAGTGCGTCTGGTCCTGCGGTGTGCCCTGCTGCATGACCGTACCGGCCAGCGTGATCTTATACAGACCGCCGCCCTGGTCTTCGATGCGGAATACGCTGGAAGGGCTCGTTACATGATCGAGCCAGGTAGTCCAATCATACATAGCTTAAGATGCCACCTCCTTGATGTTGAAGTCGAACCAATACAGGATGCCGGTCTGTCCCGAATTGATCGTAATGGACACATCCTCGTGGGCGAACAACTCCCCGGCAGAGTTCCAGAGCTCCACACGGTTGACCGTCATGGAGCTGCCGCCGGAGTTGATGTTGAGCTGCGCCCTGACAACGCCGTTGCTGAGGATTGTCACGGAGCTGAGGTACACCTTCGTGTAGGTGCTGCCGACGCGGTACCGGGCATAGGCGATTCGCTTCTTCGTGAAGTTGCGGTAATCCGCAAGCCCTGCGGTGTCAAGCATTCGTTATCCCGCCTTTCTTAAAGTAGTCCGCCCGGTACTGTACCGCACAGTCGAGCGTTATAAGCAAGCGCATCCGTGGAGGATGTGTTTACTTCCAGTTCTCCGGACATAATCATGCCCTGCCTCGCACGCTCCGGGTAGGTGCCGCAGATGCGGCCCCAGTAATGCACATAGCCGGTCGAAATCCCGATGCCCACAAATGTCGTGGTCCGGTAGACGATGGCATCCAGATGGCTCCGGAGGGATTTGTAGGTATAGACTGCTTTCAGCACATCCGTATTGGATACCGGGATAACCGGGTAGCCGGATTCCAATGCCACGATGAAGTGGTAGGGATCGCCTTCGTAGTCGAACCATTCCAAAACTCCGGAGCGCGGATAGAGTGCGCAAATGGCCTCTTTCACCGCGCCCGCCGTGCCAAGGTGACGGTGGACGTAGTAGTTGGTCTTGAACAGGTTGCGCTTCGCCTCGACGGGGTAGTCGTAATCATACCAGTCGATTTTGAAGTCATAGGCCAGGATGTCCAGCACCTCTTCCGGCAGATCGTCGATGCGGGTGTAGATCTCCTCATCCCGAAGGTCGGCCAGATGCGTCATGAGCGCCCTCGCGATGGCGGTGGCCAGCGCGTACATCCGCTCGTCTTCGGCCAGCACCCTCGGCAGCTGCATGAGGAAGTTCGCTTCGGTGTAGCCGTGATCACTCATCTTCCGGGCCTCCATTCGTCAGGCTGATGGTACCCACCTTGCCGATGTATGGGATGGTGTCGGCCAGGATGACAGGATCAGTCTCATAGAGGCTCAGGTCGCCGTCCTGCAGAGCGTGATAGACCGGCGCGGTGACGTCCACGCGCTTGATGCCGGAAATCCCCATCAGCATGGAGATCAGCTTCGACGGATTGATGTCTCTGCCGAGCTTGCCCTGCTGCCAACGGATGTAGGCGTCAACGGTGTCGGCCACCTCCTGATCGATGGTGGCGGTCTGGTCTGCCTGGCTGGAGATGTAGTAGGTCAGGGTGATGTTGTAGGCGTACTCCGTGGGATCGGACATGACCACCTTATCCGTAAGAGGCCGGACGGAATCGTCATTGCAGGCGGCCTTGACCAGCCCTTTGAGCGTGCTGCCCGCCTTCCCGGGGAATACCTTGGTGATCTCTTCATCGTCCGGATCCACCCACGTCTGACCGTCCGCGTCCAGGACATAGATGCGGATTTCTCCGGCAGAGGGAGAGTTCACCACGACGTCGGCGATCTCCGAGGACACCGCCTTCGCGTGGTAGATGTAGTTTCCTTTGGCCCCGGCCGTGGAGAGGCTGTCCATGGACGCGCGGAGGATCTCATAGAACTCATCGTCCGTAAGCTCCTCGGCCCCTCCGTCGCTTTCTGTGATGTTTTCGACGGCGGAGTAATAGTCATACACGTCCACGATGGTATCAAGGCTTCCTGCGGCCCAGCCGTTGCCGACAGTGCCGGGTGTCTGGCAGCGCACCTGAGCATCAACGTATGTATCGCCGATTGCGATCCACGCTTCCTCCAGCGTCTCCCAGTAAAGGGTCTGCGATCCGTCCGTCACCCGCGTTCCCACAGGGACGAGGACGGCAGAATCCTGCGCCTCGGAGATATGGAAGCGCACCGTGCATACGGCAGGCTTCGCTGGTGTACGCTCCTGGGCGTAGAACAGCTCAGCGAGAGCGTCCAGATTCTCCCCGATGGCTCTGGAGGGAAGATTCTGATTCGCTGCGAAATTGCCCTTCACCCGCTCCGCGTGGATGATGGAGGCTACCCACTGGATCATGAGCTTCTCCGGGCTGGCAGGCCGGACGGTCTCGCCGGTCATGGCCTCATAGTCCGCGATCATCTGATCCACCATCTGCGTGGTGTCGGTCGGGATGATCTCATATTCCGTATTTCTACTCATCGATAATGTTCACCTCCACTTCCGGGGACAGGATCCCGGAGGGGTCCTGCGTAAATCTGGCAGAGACGAATTCTGCCCTCGGCTCGTACCGCTGGATGGCCTCTCTGATCTCCACGATCAGCGTAGGGGCCGCTGTGTTCATCGGTCTGTCCAGGAACGCCATGGGCAGGCCGAATTCCCGATAAAGCGGAACATCCCCGCGCCATGTCCGGAGGATGATGGAGATGTTCTGCAGAATCGATTCGATGCGGTCCGGCTCGTTCAGCCGGATCTTCCGCGAGGCAGTTACGGTATAGGACATACAGCCGCCTCCTTACCAGTAGATGTACTCTTGCAGGTTGACGGTGACCTTGCACTGCGTGATGCTGCCGTCCCCGTCGAAATACTGCGATTTCATGGAATGCTTCGTGATGACCCATCGGTATTTCCCATAGGCCTTGTTCCCAAGCACAAAGGAGAGCGCCGTGCCGTTCCGCTCATAGCCAAAGAGCTTGGATATCTCGGCCTGCGGATTGACGCCGAGGTATGCCGAGAGGATCATGTCGAAGCTGATGGTGTCTGCACCCATGCCGGTGTATTCGGTCATGGCGTGGTAGCCGTGGCGCTTATGCGTGGAGTAGTTTGCCGAGCCGCCCCAGCTCAGGTTGTTGAGGGTCTTGACGGTATCATCCGACACCTGGAAGACGATATCCCCCAATGCTCCGAGTACCATTATCCGATCCCTCCCAAAATGAAGCCGTCAGCATTGAATACCGGAAGGTAGATCACAAGGACCTTATCGTTCACCTTCGGCATCCAGACCGTCACCTTTGTACCCGGCGAATGGTCGTGATCCGGCTCCGTACTCGCGGAGCCGCCGCCTGTGTATGTGTCGCTGATGGAATGCGTGTGCTTTCCATCGGGCTCGACGTAGACCTCAGCTCCGCTGTGCTGAAGCACATGGAGCCAGCCGGACGTGAAGCCCTCGCCCTGGAACTTCACCCGGGCAAGCCGCTTCACGCTGTCCACGTCCGTCACGGTCCCGACACGCACCAGGCCGGACAGGATTTTCTCATAGTCCATCAGTATCCCTCCAGAACGCGCCGGGCGTTGATGACCGTGGTGTAGCCGCTGGAGCCCACGGAGTGCTTCGCCTGGGTGATGATGTACTTGCCATCCCAGCCGCCCCAGTCCTCCATCTGGATATTCACGCCGGCGAGGAGCCGGGTGTCTCCCGTCATGGTGAGCTGGACGGTCCGGGCGAATTTATTGTGCAGCCGGAGATTCTTTTCGGCCAGCGCCTGCGCTTCTCCGATGCTCCCGACTTTCCGGCAGAGAACGAGCTGCTGGTTGGTTTCCTTGCTGCTGTCGTAGTCCTCACAGTAGGCCGTGCCCTCGATGCATTTGCCGGTTGCCGGATCGTCGTAATAGACGCGACAGGAGGCGTACTGCGTGTCCGCGGTGCTCATGGAGAGTTTGTACTTGGTGTACAGTCCGCCGCCTCTCTTGACGGTTATAACCGCGTTCTTGGCCTCATAATCGGCCTGCTCGAAGATCACGATTGCCTTGTTAGTCGCTTTGAGGGAAAGCCCTGCATCGTGGCAGAGCTGTTTCAGAAATTCGATGTCGCTGACCTGGTACTGCTCGACCCTCTGATAGAACGGGTCTGGCTTGGCGAGGTACATGCAGGTCATGCCGTTGGTGGTGGCCAGCTCCCCGGCGATGCCGGTGAGGTTGTATTCCTCCCACGCCCTGCTTTTCTTCGTCTGCCGGATGGCGGCGGTGAAGGGAAGGCCCGTGGCCTTGATGGTCACGGTGGAGGGCGGGCCGTCGCAGCTCACGCTGTCCAGCTCAAACAGGCCGGTGTCCAGAACATCATCCCCGCCGCCTCCGCGCCAGTTCCTCCGGGCGATGATCGCCTGGATGGTCATGCCCCGGCTGGCGGCGCTGGTCTTTTCGGTGGCTTCGCCGACCTGCTGGATGTAGGTGGCGCTGACATAGGCGGTCTTGCCGTTGTAGGTGATCTGCGCCCAGCCGTTGTTGAAGCCCTCGACCACGATCTCCGTACCGCAGACCAGGGCGCCGAGCTTGTTGTAGCTCGTGCCCGGGCCGGAGCGGACATTGAGGCCGATTGCCGGAGTGACCTTGTAGACGGCGGTGATCGCCGTCTGCTCCGGCGTGGCGGGAGAAGACGAAGCGTCCACAGCCCAGTTCAGCCAGCTCTTCATCCAGATGGACGAGCTGTCCTGGAGCTTGATCACCAGATCGTCCGCGTCATCTTCTTCCCGGTCGGTATAGGTCAGGGAGAGCAGATAGGGCTTCATCGAGGCGGTGATGTCCACACCGTCGAAGCAGACCTCCAGCTCCGCTCTCCGCGCCATGTTGACGTCGCTCATCCGTTCACCTGCTTCCACGGAGGTGCGGTGCTTTCGACCGCCGCGCTCTGCTCCGGCAGGGTCAGGACGATTCCCGCAGGGAAGGTGTAATAGTCCAGATACTTCTGGTTGGCCCACATCAGGTCCTTTGTGTAGCCGTTGCTGCCCATCTGGGCGTAGGCAATGCCGTCCCAGGTGTCACCCTGTTTCGTGGTGTAGGTGCTCATCTGTACGCCCTCCTTGCCCTGTCAGCCTCAATTTCTTCAAGCAGTTCCTCCAGCTGTCCCTTCAAGTCTTCGTCATGCTCCCGGAGCACCGTTTCCAGCTCCTCCGGATTCATGTCGCCGTTGATGTTGTAAACCGGGGAGAAGGTCACGACGATACCGCCGCCGCTGGCTTCCCGTGCCGGAGGATCATAGATTGCTTCCTCCGCGGGGATGACGCGGGGCGTGATGACCGCCTCCGCTCCGGTTTCGCCCACAAGGGCGAGGCCGGGTGCGGCGTTCCTTGTCCCCTCGGCGTAAGCGTGGAGGTATTCGAGGAACGCCGGAGCGATGCTGACGTATTCGCGCTGCAGCTCCTTCGTTTCCTCGGCATTGAGAATCTTTTCCCCGCCGCGGAGCATGATAAGCTCCGGCCCTTCCTCGCCCACAAGGGCGAGGCCGGGTGCGGCGCTGTCCGTACCGGATGCGTAGGCGTTGGAGTACCAGCCGTGAGTGTCTACTCTATCGCTGTAATTTCCGGAGGCGCTTCTAAGCGCTGCAGATGCATACGTTCCGAGCTTCGCATAGGCAGATCTGACGCGCGGCCCCATTTCTTCCGCGGCGTCGATGAACGCCTGGACTGTAGCTATTCCGGCTTCGGCGGCCTCGTCACTGACATCCAACTCCTCGATATTGTCGTGGAGCTCCTGCGCGAGCTCGTTCATCTGCTCGGTGAAGTTGGTCTTGAACTCCGCGATCTTGTCCGAGGTTTCCTCCTGCGTCTTCTGCAGATCCTGCCACTGCTTCACCATCTTCTTCAGTTCTTCATCCGAAGCGGAGGCCATGCCGGCGATCGCCGCAACGGAATCATCCGAGCCATCGGCGAAGGACGCGATCACGTCGCTCAGCCCCTCGATCTCCCCGGTCCTCGCCCGGAGGGACGAAAGGTTGTCATTGTAGGCGTTCCAGTGCTCGATCTGTGTTTCGAGCGCCTTATTGATGTCCTCGATCTTCTTGGCCGTGACCTCTCCGGCTTCATCCCAAAGCTCATACTGGCCGGTGATGCTGGAATAGGCCGCGTCGTAGGCTTCCTTGTATGCTGCGGTGAGAAGTTCCACCTGCTCGATGACGGTGCCGATCGTCTCCGCAACGGCAGCGTTCGCATTGACGCTGGCGGAGGTCTCCTCCATGTAATCGACAAGTGCATTTTTGCACTCGTTGTAGATGTCGGTCGCTTCCTGCACGGTGGCAGAATAGCTGTCCCACTGCTCGTTATATTCGTCGAGCGCTTCCTTGGCCGCGTCAACCTCTTTCTTCTGCGTGGAGAACAAAGCAGCTATAGCCGCCCCGCCCGTGGTGTCGTAGCGGGTGACCTCGGCAAAGTATTCGAGGTATGCCTGCTCTGCCTGATTGTAGCGCTCCTGCGCTGCGGCGCGTTCTTCCGCGATCTCTTCCAGCTTCTGCTGGGCCTGGTACTGGTCGTTATAGGCCTTGACCATGCCCTCCTGCGCAGCCTGATACCGCTCCATAGCGGCCTGCGCCCGGACAGTTGCCTCCAGAGCCTCGCCGTAATCGGTGACGCCGCTGACCACATCTTCGTAGTTCAGAGCAAGGTCGGGAACGACCTCGTTCAGCTCCTTGATGATGGCCTTCATTTCCTCCTGCGTCTCGACCGTCTGATCGGTCTGAGCCGCAAGCTCCTGAAGCCGATGGACCAGGGCGAGGGTGGTTTCCTCGTTCCGGTCAATCCCGGAAAGAGAATCCCTGATCCCGCTCAGGTCTTCGTTAAGAGTGTCGTTGAGGTCCTTGCACTCCTGGATGTAGTCCTCAAGGCTTTTCTTGCCGGCCTCATAGCTTTCGGACAGGTCATCGATGCGCCACGCCAGGTAACGGGCTCTCTCGGAGGATTCGCCGTAGGTGTCGCAGACCTCCTGGTATTCCTGCTTGAGCTCCTGCAGCTGGAAATACTGCTCACGGGAGGATTCCGTCAGCCCTCGGACTTCCGCCTCCTCCGATTTCTGCGCACTGGCCAGCGCGACGATCACGCCCGTCAGCGCGGCGACGCCGGCAGTGATGGCGAGGATGATATTCAGCCCGGGGATGGCGGCAGAGAGCGCAGCGCTGGCGATGGCGGCGAGTTTCGCCGCTGCGGTGTAGGCCGCGAGGCCTCCCACGACCAGAGCGATCACGCCCACCGCGGCGGTGATGCCTTTGATCAGCCCGGGGTTCTTCTGGAGGAAGGTATTGATTGCGCCGAGCACCTTTGCGGCGAAGCCGTACAGCTTGGACAGGATCGGGGTGAACTGTTCCCCGATTGTGGTCTGCACGGCCTCCCACGCGGAGTTCATCAGCGTGACCTGGCCGACCATGTTGTCCATCTTGATATCGGCCATCCGCTGCGCCGCTCCGGTGCAGTTGTTGATGCTGTTTGTCAGCTTGGCATAATCCTCCTCGCTGGCGTTCAGAATGGACAGCAGTCCGGCATAGCCGCGCTGTCCGGCAATGGCCATAGCGTTGTTCACGCGCTCGGCCTCGGTCATCTGATTGAAGTAGCCGCGCAGCTCCTCGATGGTGTCGGAGAAGTCGGCCATGGTGCCGTCTGCCTGTACCGCGGAGACGGTGCATTCGCCGAAGGCCTCGCCCGTCAAGGTCACACCCTCCAGCAGTCCGTTGAACACATTGCGGAGCGCGGTGCCTGCGTTGCTGCCCTTGATGCCGGCGTTGGCCATGAGGCCGATGGCTGTGGATACGTCCTCGATGGAGTATCCCAGGGCTCCGGCGACAGGCGCAGCGTACTTGAAGGTCTCGCCCATGACGCCCACAGAGGTGTTCGCGTTGGCTGCGGTAGCGGCCAGCACATCGGCGTATCTGCTCGTGTCGGCCGCGCTGAGGCCGAATGCGGTCATGGAATCCGTGACAATATCAGACACGGTGGCGAGGTCTTCACCGGCTGCTGCGGCAAGGGAGAGCACGCCAGGCATACCTTCGAGCATCTGCTCGGCAGACCAGCCCGCCATAGCCATGTAGCCCATGGCGTCGGCGCTCTCCTTGGCGGTGAATTTGGTGGTAGCGCCCAGCTCTTTCGCCATCGCGGAGAGCTGCGCCAGTTCCTCGGCAGAAGCGCCGGATAGGGCCTCCACGTTGGACATGGAGGCCTCAAAATCACCGGCGATGGAGATACACTGCTTGTACCCCTCGTAGATCTCTTTCAAGGCTACGCCGATACCGGCTGCGGTGATTGCGGCGCTGGCGGCGCTGAATGCGTCGCCGGTCTTCTTCCCGAAGCTGTCCGCGCCCTCTGCGGCGTCTTCCTCTTTCTTTTTGAGGTCGGCCATTTCTGCGGCCAGCCGCTCGGATTCCTTTTCCAGATTGCCTGTATCCACTCCGGCATCCCGGAGGGCCGTTCCCATCTGGTCGAGCTTCTGCGTCTGCCGCTCCAGAGAGGCGGAGGTCTTATCGATCTGCTGCTGCTTGGAGAGCAGCTTGTTTTCCAGCTCGGAGGAGAAGCCGCCCGTCTCCTGGATTTCCCGCTGGATGTTGTCGTACTGCTGCTGGAGGACTTCGAGCTTCTTCTGCGTACCCTCGACAGCCTGCTGCTGCTTCTGGTAGGCCGATATATCGGACTGCGTCTTGTTCAGCGCCTGGATGTCCTTCTGCATGGAGAGAAGCTGCTGCTGCGCCTTGCTGAACGTGCCGGTGAAATTGCCTCCCAGCTGAGCGTTCAGAGAGAACAGCATCTCATACTCTCGCCTCGAAGCCATATATCAGCCCTCCTTTCAGGATTTTTTACTCTCCCTCACGATCTCGTTGTTGGTCTGTACCCAGGCCGAAAGCTCCCGGAAAGTGCAGGAGAGGAAGTAGGTAATCGGTGTGTTATTGTTACGCGCCATGATGAGGCACTGCTTGCGGAGCCAGCGTCCACCGTCGCCGGTCACTACTCCGCACGAAGCAAAAAAGAACGCGCTTTACCGCGGATGCGGACATACGCCGCCATGGGGAGAGTGCGGAAGGCGTCGAAGCCGAGCTTCCGGCCGTCCGAGCGGCGGTCCGTGCAGGCCCTCATAGCCATACGGATGAGGAAGTCTCCGGAGAACTCCGGGATGATCGTGGGCTGACCGAGGGAGGCCATTTCTGCCTCAATCGCCAGGGAATCGGCGGCGGTCAGCTTCCCGAAGTCGAAGGTCAGGGAATCGAAGCTCTCACCCTCAAAGGTGAAGGGCTTGGGGAAAATGTGGGTGTAGGTGTCCTGGCTGTTCTCGGCCTCTTTGACCGCAGCCTCATACTCTTCCTCGTCGATGACGGGCGCTTTGATTTCCTCGTTCATGTTATGCTCCTTTCGTGAATTGGGCGGGAGACG